AAGCTGAACCATACGATTGCGATTGTCAAACATGGACTTCAGATATGCCTTAACGACATTCAAAACAATCTCTTCGTTTTGAACCAAGAAACCACGTCGAACAACAATCACATCCAAGATGTAGCCGCTGAATTTGCTGCTGTCCACCAAGACATGATAATCAGGATTGTCTACGATCTTGCTGACGTATGGTTCCCACAGCACAAACACCTTGTTGTCGGCAGGCTTGGCTTTCTGATATTCTTGGTAGACCTGATCCACGTTGTCCATATATTGGAATGGACTTTCTGGCAACTTGTCGAGATTGAAATGGGCCATCACAACTCGTGCCAAAGTTTCTGATGGAGAATCTTTGACACAAACAATTTTCAGTCCGCTGGAATTGAGGGCGTCAATGTTTGGGAATCGAGACTTAGATGCAACCATAGCATCTGCTCCTTTGGTTTCATCCACCAAAGCAACGATGGTCGCAGGAATGTCTTTGAGTTCCGAAGAAGCCTTCATCAAAGCATCGACGGTGAACATCGCCATGTCCAACTCACCACTCGCAAGCCTCTGTAAACGCTGCTGATAGTTCGCACCATCATCAGTCAACTCGATTTTGATTCCAAATTTTGCACTTTCATCACGAAACGAATTGCTGCGGATCGCTGCGTATCCAGAAAACGCATCGGCGGCAAAATTGACCGAGTATTTGAAACGAGAAGGAGCACTGGTTTTTTCAATGGTCGCCTTATGCTCTTGTTTGGCCTGTAGTTCAGCCGCCTGTTGTTGGCGAGGATGAAACCAATACCTGTACGCCAAGGCCCCGATTCCCAATATGCAGAACCAAATGAAGACCATTGCCGCAATGCGGAATTTGGTCATAGATGTTTTCTCGTCCACTTTATCTTCTCCGACCGCTTGCAAGGATGAGTAACAAAACGATGTTTTTCATTATCGAAATGACCTTTTTGTCTCAAATGCGGTCTACAGCGACCGCCAACACAAAAATCAACATCACTGCGGCGGCAGTAAAGATCCCAACTCCTACCACAACACCAACTATTCCGATGATTATTCCAAATCCAGAACCATTGTTGGCAACTTGAACTGGATTCGGCTTCATAATCACTGTTCCATCGGCTTGAACTTCTTCAACCGGAGCCATCTCTCCAATTGGATGATTAGAAAATGTTGTCAGTCCCTTCAAAGAAGCCATCACAAAAGATTCTGGCAAATCAGATATCTCTTTGAAGGCCGCATCTGAGGCGTCTTGTGTTCCGCCAAATCCAACTTCAGCAACTGATTTGGCAAGAGCCTTGGTCAATGATGTTGGATCGTCTCCACGCATGTAGACACCGTTGATCTGAGTAGACAAAGCATGTTTGTCAGCCAAATCCAATCCGATGGCATCCACAATGACACCTCGATTCAAAATATCTCTGAGAACACCGGGCTTGAGAGTGTTATCATTGAATTCGCCGTCTTCATTCAGCCAATTGTCGCTGGCAGCACCATCGGTCACAACCAACAACTTATAGCTTCCGACGTTGTTCTGATCTTGTCGTTCTTTGAGCAAACGTGTGGCCCCGGAACTGATATATTGATAGAGAGGAGTCCCGCCACTAGGCCGAGTTGCAAGAATCGCTGTCTCCAGTTTTGTTCGATCCACTGGCTGGAGGTCGTAAACCCAACCATTGAAAGTCAGAATTCCGACTTTGGTTGTGTCTGGAACCTTCGACAAGACATTCACAAGAGCGTCTTGTGCAACTTCCATGCGACTCTTTCCAACGCTCATCTGATCAGCCATGCTGCCAGATGTGTCTAGGACGATCACAACATGATCATCGGCAACAACACTGGTTGTGATAGCAATCGCCGTCAGAAAAACTGCAATGATATTCTTCATGGGTTATTCCTTTCCCGATTTGATGACATCGACGATGAAATACTCTGTGGACCCCTTCCAGCTTTGCCGGAAGAATTGCTGACGATACTTCAACGTCCAATGACCGCCGCCACTGCGTTGAGCTTGGTGAATCTTCTCGATGACCGTTGGATCTGTTACAGAAAAGGACCAAATTGTGCCTCTCCCTCCAGTTTCCAATCCGCCCATGTTCAGTTCCCCTTCCCAAGTTTTAAGGAAGAGACCTTTGTGACTGAACTTAGTGATAGTCCCAGTCCGCTCCCCATCGGAGTAAGTCAAACCACCAATTGCTGTGTATCCTGCAACGAACACAAACAAAAGCAGAACGACGCTAATCCCATAGAGAATGAATTTCTTGTTTTTCATCTGTGTCTCCTAAGAAAAATCCGCCTTCTGTGCCGCACTCATTTTGACGGGAAGAGTTACGGCACAGAGGCGGGAAGGTATCTGTTACTTGTCGAAGTTGAAATCGTCAGCCGAAATTGCTTCGGCCTTTACACGAACAACACGAAACACAACACGCATGTTTTCTTGAGCTTGCTGCATGTTGCGTGGCCGAGGATTAACTGGAGTGGAGATTCCAACTCCGTTTGGTAAAGCCTGAGACATGTCAACCTGCACACTGGTCTCTTTTGCGAAAGATTCAATTGCTCTTTTGACAGCATCAGCCCGTGATTTACTGAGGGTCAAAGCAGCCGCCACTGTCGTTTTTGGATCTGGAATTTCGATCATTTGCCCATTGCTGTCTTTGCGTTTCTGACCAGCAAGATTCTCTGTTTGAATCACAGCAATCACTGATCCTGTGTCTGCCAAATCCAACGGCTGTCCACGAAATTTGTAATTGCCAGCTTCTCCAGTAATCAATCCTTTGGCTTTTGCCGCCCAAAAGAAGTGTTGCAGTGCCAGAGTGGGGTCAGAATGTCCTTCCACAATCACAGCCGCATTTGCAAAGGTAGATGCCGATGACAAATATCTCTTGAAGTCAGCAGCATAGGTCTCAACAGGAAATGTGATTTGTTCTGGCTGGAACTTGATCTCGAAGGAGAAAATGGTGCTGCTGTCAAGATCTTCCCCAAAGTCAGCGACTTCGGCCTTGATGCGACCTTTGGCGTAAACAGGCGGAACATAAGGCACGCCGACTTGCTCAGAAAGCTTTTTGTAATCCCAATCAGCTTTGGAAAAGCCAAGTTTCTGACTGATGTATCCAAGCTGAGATGCAAGATCCAAAGTCGCTGTTTGACGAGCGGCGAATCCAGTCAAGTTGTTTGGATCGTTGAAAAAGATTTCATTGCCGGGGATGCGTACAAAATTTGCATCAGACACCAGCCCGTGTGCATCTTCTTCAATCGTTGGCAGAACTGCTGCACCATAAATGGTCTGAGCCAACTTGAGAGCGGCCACATACGATGGAGATGAACCACGACCATTGTTGTAAGTTTCTTTGTCTTTCAACAGACTTTCTGTGGCCTTCAGATAGCCAACCACGAATTTCTCCACCTTATCCTTGTTGGCTTCGAAATAATCGCTGCGGACAATGTACACGTCGGCGATGGAGCGACTCATGGATGCCGTGGAATTGACAACGTGAGCACCTTTTACAGTTCCTTCTCCGCCAGACCCCACAGATTCCAGACCAGATGTTAGTCCGATCATATCAGGGGAGATTACGCAACAACCATCAATAGTTGGATCTTTGCGGAACATCGCCGCTGGACTGTCGTCACCGGTTAAATTCTTGGCCCAGACCACAGTGATGTCCGTCCATTGCAGACCAGCCGCTTTGAGCGAATCGTCAATGAGACCTATGTGCGGTCCACCTTGCTGCAAACAGATCTTCTTGCCCTTGAAATCATTGATTGTGCGAATTGCTTCACGACCAACCAAATGATCTCCAAGACTCCAAGTCAATTGCATAACCATAACTGGCTTGGTGCGAGGATCTTTGTTCATCATCTCTGACGCCAAAGCCACCATGTGGTAGGTGCCACGAAGATATGGGCTTTTGCCGGTCAGATAGTCACGAACTTGTTGTTCGAAGTCGTCGCCGGGGACAAGTTTTAGATTCAAACCTGACTTGCCGTAAATGGACTGCGGCGTTGTCACCAATCCGCCGTTGGCGACAAAAGTTGAAACATCACCGCCCCATGTGATGAAAGGAACTTGTGTGATTGGCGAGTTTTCGACAGGAGCCACTTCGACGCCGCCTACGAGCGATTCAAATGTTCGCTTTTGCTGTGCATGGACGGTCGTAGCGACCATCACCAGTAACGCACTCAGAATCAAACGCAATTTCATGACTTTTCTCCAGTGTTGAGGATTTGTATTTTACAACCATTTCGCACAAATGCACAAAACGGTCTTCGCTATGATCTAGCTTCATCAAGTTTATGTCTTTGTGAACCCATTGTACATTTTCTTTGACATAACCAAGAGATGAATCTTTTCTATCCAAAGATGCTGTCCCGTTATAACTTGTGGTTGTATCTGAAAACTTCAAATCCATGCCTGTCAAAGCACATTTTTTGTTTTGAATCAAGAACAGATTATAAGCATCTTCACGTGTGATCTCAATCGGCAAATTTCTTAATGTGGCCCCTCTTTCTATTTGTTTCCAAAAAGTACGTGTGATTGGCTCTTTTGATCTTTGAGAAAAAGCAGAACATTTTCTACATTGTAGTCTTTGCCCAGAGGTTAAAGCACCATAATGAATAACCTTCTGTGTTCCGCATTCGCATTCACACAGCCATTGTGTTACTTTCCTTTTTGATGGCATTTGTTTCAACACATGCCACTTGTTGAAGTCTCTTCCAACAAGGCTTTCACGATCCCTATCCCAAGACTTCCGAAGTTCAATTCCGAAATGTTTCAATCTGGCGTTCACAGTGTTAATTGAACACCCTATTTCGGCAGCAATCTCCGTCGTGGTTTTTTGTTTTTCAGAATATTCTTGTTTCAAATACTCTTTGGTGATCGAGATTCTTGTTTTTCCTGACATAAGCGTATTTCTCCATTTCTAGGATATTACACTTATGTATGCTGTTGGCAGCATTTCTCGATCACAGATTCTGGAGTCAGGTCATTTTCCCATCTCCACATCATCCTTTCAATCGCAAAAAACGGAACATTGTGCGTGGCCTTGCTGCCTTCAGCTAGATCAACAGCCCATTGTTTCAAGGATTTTTTGTTATCACGCTTTCTTTTAAGAAGATCTTTGATTTCCAGCCACCGTTCAGAAGTGGGTTCCTCGATACAAATTTTGTAATTCTGCCAGTGAGCATATTTTGCATAACCACAGCAAAATTCTGACGCCATCGTATTGGTGTTGTCGATAATGATGAGCTTCTCGCCCATATCGACAGCACGCTGTGCCCGAAGCTGATTCCACTTGTGAGCCGCTCCCAAAAATCTCGGATTGAATGAATATTCGTTTGGTTTGTCAGGGTAGTTGACTTGATACCAATAATCGTCGGTGGAGAAAATCAACCCCGTCGATCCAGCCAATTCTTTTGCCCGATACGATTTGCCAGTCCATGGCAATCCCCGCATGATGATAAGGACTTTGTCCTCTGCATCCCACGGAGACACATCCTGTGTCTCGTCCATGATAACATCCTTGTCTTTGTTTTACTTCCTACGTCATCATGACGCAGGAACCTATGTTCGGGTTCGCTAGAGCCAACCCATCTGTTGTTGCAGCCAAATATGTTCCCGGAGAAGTCTGTTCGGCATTCCCTCCTCCATCTGTCAATCGGATATCAGTTCTGTAAGCAGCTTTGCGACAGCCACTTCTTTAGCTTTCGCTTCCACTTCCACGGTTATGGGTTCTTGTAGCCAGTACTTTGGGAAGTCATTCACATCAATAAAGTCATGATGTCGCTCAGGCTTTGGGCCATCCCAGCCATCAATCGGACTGGAAATATGGAACATCGGTTCCCTGTTCCATGTGGTCAAAGCCTGTTTGGTCGCTTCTTCAATGCTCAGTTCATCCGGATTGCAGCGATGATGATGTACGTCGTAAACAAGAGGAATGCCGGTTGATCGACAGACCGGCAACAAATCGGATGGTGTGTAGGTCTTGTCATCATTTTCAACGGTCAAGCGACTCCTGACTCTGCAAGACAGATGCTCAATAGTGCTTACGAAATCAGCAAGGGCTTTTTGCTTGTCTCCGTAAGCTCCGCCGCCATGAATATTGATTACATCGGCCTCCACCCATTCAGCGACCTCAGCTTGATATTCGAGTTCGAGGACAGATTTCTCGACAACATCAGCACGAGGCGAGTTCAGGACGACAAATTGATCCGGGTGGAAGCAAGTTCGCAGTTTGTGTTTCGTGACGAACTTCCCGCACTCCCTGAAACGTCGAATGATTTCATCGCCGTCTGGCAGATCTGTGACTTCATATCCGTATTGAGGATGCGTTTTGATCGGCAGAATGCGGCTGCTGATTCGAAAACAGCCGATATCATTTGCTGCACAGAATCGAAGCGATGCTAGTAAAGCGTCAGCGTTCTCCATACAGAGGCGGCTCAGCTTTGCCAAAGCATCAGTCCGTTTCATCTTGCCGATTGCCGTGGCCGTCGTGGTAACGAACTTGATGGGCTGATCCCGGAATATACAGCAGAGACCGATACGAATCATATTTATATCTCGCCTTTGGAAGAAAAGTTGTAGGCAAGTCGAATTGTCCCGTCAGACTCCAATACGTTTTTACGGGTCCGAGGAACATAACTCGAAGATGGATGAGCGGAAACGCCGTACAATGACTTGTACTCAGGTTTGCAGCCGTCCAGCGTTTTGTACCCAAACGGCATTGTGCCGCCCGTTTCGTATCCAAAACGCTTCGCTATTTCTAGCCCGGCAATGTCGGCTCCGCTTTGAGCACCTGAAATAACTTTGCGTAACACGAAGTCCCTTTCGTCAAAGGGGTTACTCTACACTATTTGCCGCAGGATGTAAAGCTGTGAACTCTCTGTCCAGAACGCCATACACGCCGCTATTGATATATTTTCCCATTTTTACGATGGATTCCCGTTTGGTGCCTTCAAGTTTGAATCCAGCCGATTCAGCACACTTCTGGGATGCGATGTTTGTTTCCAAAATTTCACACTCAACACGATGCAAGTTAAACACGTTGAAACAAAAAGATGTTCCAGCAACCACCAACGGCTTGCCTAACTTCTTTCCACGAAACTCTTTGAATACGTCCCATGCTGCAAAACAACTTCGACTTGCCCAGTCAATGTTGGTGATTTTGAAAATTCCAAATGGGTTTACAACTTTTGGAGAGTGGGCCATGAGCATCAAATTACGTGGCGTGTGGACATTTTTGTCCAGAGACTCAAACCATCGTTCTTGATCTTCCATGTTGGCAATTGTGACTTGATGAGTCGTGCCCCAACTCTCGTACTTTAGATCCAATAGAGTTGGCAGATCTTCTCTTCGCAATTTTCTTAAAATCACATTGCCGTGCTGAAACATTACCAACCGCCTTTGATGGAATCGACGATGTAATCACGATCTTCTTCGTTGACCCACCAACCACACGGAATGCAACACATGTCTCCACAGACTAAATCTGTAGTTGGCAATGGACAGCGAAATTCTTTCAGACATTCGTGTTTGTCGTTTCGATCATGAACTCGACTAACACCAATGCCCTTGTCCTTCATCATCTGCATGAAGTCATCACGACGTTCAACACGAATTGTAAACACCCAATTGGCTGATGAACGATCTGGCAAATCTTCCAAACAATAAATGCCAGCCCAAAATTGCAAACTGTTTCTTAAGTAAGTCGCATTTTCACGATGCTTGTCAAGAATGAAATCAATGTGCTTGTAGTTCTCAATACCAATAGCGGCAGCAATATCATTCATCTGGAACTTGTAGCCCCACTCCTGAATATTCTGCTCACAACGAAAATCGGCACTGCTAGTTCTATCCAGCCCATACCATCTTAATAACTTAGCTCTTTTGTGTGCTTGATCAGTGGGACATGTAATCATGCCGCCATCTCCAGTTGTAAGATGCTTGATGGCTTGGAAACTGAACATACAGTAGTTTCCATGGTTCCCTAAGAACTTATCTTTGTATGTGGAACCGAAAGCATGAGCACAATCTTCAATTACAGGAGGAGTAAATCCGTACATGTTGTTGCATTGTGCTTGAATGCTTTTCAACTCTGTAAGATCGCAGGGATAGCCACCCCAATGCACCACCATGATTGCCAATGTCTTTGGGCCAACCTTACGTCGAAGATCTTGCATGTCAACATTGCATGTTTTCGGATCAAGATCCACCCATTTGATTTTCAATCCATGAGCAAGAATTGGAAAATTGGTGGCCGTACATGTCAAAGGTGTGGTTAATACCTCATCACGAACCCAATCGCCATTTTTATCGAATGGATGTTTGACTGATTCGTCTTTAATCATGTGCAAAATCAAATGCAGGCCAGACGTTCCAGAGTTAACTGTATTTACATACGGAGTCTGTATGTGATCGGACAATAGCCTTTCAAATTCATCAACCTTTGGTCCTTGTCCGATGTACCCAGACTTTAATACTTCGCCAGTGGCCTCCGCAGCAGTGTCTGCCATGAAAACCTTAAACAATGGAATGTTTCTCATATCTGTGCCCTTTGCAAAAAACGCTCTTACTTGTGTATAAGAGTTAGTAGTTTTGATATTCAAATCAAATTACTAAAGTCAAACATTTGCAAGCACCACCAGATTTGATAAATTCAGACATCTCCAGAGGGTGCGTAAGATACCCTTTCTGGGCCAAAAGACTTTCTGTTTCTGGACATCCTGCTGGCAAAATGATATTCTTCCCGATTCTGACAGCATTGCAAGCAAACAGTCTGGCTTCGTTCTCAGGAATAGAAATTTCGTTTCCGCCGAGATTGCGGATCATTGACAAAGAAGAATTGTCAAACGCTCCAGCCCAGATCATGTAATCCATGTCTTGGAGCGGACAAAAACATGTGTCGAGATGATAAAAATATGGATCAACTAGCCTGACTACCGTACTTGTCAAATCCAAATACACTTCTGGGTCACTACGAAATCCATAGCCGCCAACAAGTGTGTCCCCCAGATATAGTGCATCTCCAGCACCTTCAAAAGATTTATCTGTACGAATTACAGTGTATCCGTTCTCGACAAACCAAGCTTCAAATAAATCTTCTTCCCCAGATCTTTCTGGGTGAGTAAACTTGGAAAGAAGAACTGTTCCGTTCTTTAAGATCAATGCAGCATTTGCTGTAAAAACCATGTCTGGTAATCCAGATATGGATTTGACTAATTGAACCGATCCATTGAGTTCTTCAATCTTAGACTTAAGAGAATTCCATTGCTCGACAGCTTTGCCTGTGTCAGCAGAATTATGGATGTTCATCCATGGATTGATTGAATAATTGATGCCATAGTGCTCTGGCCTGCACAAAAGAAAATCAACAAGTTTGTTTGAATAAGAAAGAGCCATCATTTGACGTGCTGTCACACCTCTTTTGAACCTTGCTTTACCTCGGGATCTTGATTTCTTTCCAGATCTTCCGCCGCAGCACATGATAACCTCTTTGAATTATATTGACAATGGATTTCCAATTGGTTTTTGTTGAGGAGGTTGTGGTTGCTGTTGAGGATCAACCGGAGCAGGAGGTGTTCCCATTGGATTTGGAGGAACAGGAGGCTGCATCTGCTGAGAATCTGGAGCAGGACCACCAGCCCCCATGTCATTTTTGGGAGCCATTTGAGGAGCTTTGGTAAGCTTGGCGTCATCTACAGGAGCACCTGAGTCAATTAGATGTTGGCTGGTTTCTTGACCAAAAAGTTTCTGCAACAATGTTGAAATAGTAGTATCTCCATTGCTTTGATTCTTTGGATCATCGTTATTGTGCCCAAGCCAGTTCTTTGTGTCTTGTACTTGTTTGATAATCTGTGGGTCTTTAGTGCCCAACAATCTGTTGAATATCTGTTTGTTTTCCAAATGCTTGTAAGCAGCTTTTTTGCCCTTAAAAGTGCTGGCACTTCCAGATGGGTTTGAACGATCACCATAAGTGATTTTACCTAGAGATTGATAGGCAGCATCTTCAACGGGCAGAGAGCCCGTAAATATTTTAAGAGTATCAGACCAGATATCTTTTATCTGTTGATTCTTTTGACTTTCGTAGTTTTCTAACCAAATGCTAAACTTTCCCATGCCATTATATAGGCATCTAAAAGCAAACACTGCGTTTCTGTCTGTTCTTTTGGAAATTTCATCTAATGACTGTAAATAACATGTAATGAACAGATTGACTTTCAAAAAATTCGTGGAAGCTACAGATATCTTTGGATTCGAACGCAGCAAAGGCGGAGAGATCCCAGATGACTCTATGCTTGATCGTCCAATCCATCAATTTGATGTTGAAATGATGATGGATATTTTGTCCAAAAAAAGTATTGGAAACCTCAAGGCATCCACGCCATTTATGAATGAAATTCGTTGGGGAGACCAGCCGGGAGCGGTTAAACTGGATGTTGATCCGGGGTACACTTTCTATGTCAAAAAACTTAACAAAGATAAGCTAGGAAATGATCGTTGGGCATCTAAGAAAATGTTCCAGCTAAATCGCCAAGGTCATGGTGGACTAGAAGACATTGTTGCACAAGAGATACACAACGAATTGTCTAAGGTTTTTGAAGGTCCGCTTGATTCGCCAATCACTGACTACACAGATCTTGAACACCTTACACAGCAGATCTACAGCAAAGCCAGAAAGGTGATGAAGAGTATTTTCATTCCAGAAGGCATCAGGAAGCTCAGCGACAATGCGTACATCATTAAGATGGGTGTACGTGGGCATGGACTGGAAGGCATCAGTCAAAGGCGTGTAGAACAAAACCAAACGATGGTAACGTATGATCCAGAATGTGGCACCATTCGAATCAACAATTACAACATTGAATCGCCTGTAGGAAAAGCTCACTCATGGAAGATAAATCCAATGGATATGGATCTGTATTGTTTCCCGTCACAAGGACGAGATGAAATCAGCGAATTGGTCGCTGTGCATTACAAGTATTACTAAGGTGCCGTATGAGTTTCAAGAACTGGCTAGAGAATAACTTAAGAGAAGGGCAATGGCAAACATTCCAAGGAATGGGTTATTCTGTTGACATGACACAATACTCAAACAAAGGTCCAATGTTCATTGTCAAAGATCCTAAAGGCCAAGAACTCGGAAGAACACACTTCAATTTGTTCTCAATGAGTTGGAAATCGTCGTGATCAAAGCGTCTCCTTTAGAATACATCAAGCCTCTCATAAAAGAACTTCGAAACAAAAGAAACGTCAATGAGAATTGGGATGATCTAAAAAAGTTGATTCTTAAATTTGAAGATCACATTTTGTCACATTTCTCGTTGCGATGGCTGGTGTCTATCTGCGACACATACGCAGATTATGGCACACCTATCGAACGAAGAAACGCTTACTTGGTTTCCTTACTTGTGATCATGGTGAGATTGTCAGATTCATACAGACATAGAACTGGCATTTATTTTTCTGAACAAAACCTTGACACAACAAAGTTTCATCTCTACGAAGGGCTTTATTCATTCAACCCAGAGCACGAAGACACATGTTTGAATATGTGCAAGAGAATGACAAGACTTCTTGAAGAAACACCTTTCTTTTTGAAGATGTATCAAGAAGTTCTTCGAAGAATGCTCAAACATAAAACATTACTGAGCGATTATGCTTCACTCTCATCAAAGCCAGACAAAATGTTTCCGATGAACGCTACAGAGATTCCTGATAATTATGGAATCAAGTAAAGAAAACAATTGGCAGTCACCACAAGACATATAGCATGGATCATTTGATCGAATCCTACTACTATGAAAAACTTGTGCATGTCTTTGTTCAACCAAAAAAGTTTGGTGAATTGACTGGTGGTGATATCTGTAATCCAATGCAACATAAAGTTTGCCCCCATGAATTGCAGAAAGCCTTCGATAGAGAAATAATTTGATACTGTCAACAGACCTACAAAAATGACAAAGCTGTAAACAGAAACGTGAAGAGTCAATGCAAGTAGGTTCTTGCTTTTGTTGTCGGCCATCCATCTGGTTTGACACACAAAATCGCCAATCCAGTGCAACACGAAAAGCAGAATGATTATGTTTATCATGACAGAAATTCTCTGGCTGCATCAGTAATTGGCAGTCCAACGAAGTTTGAAATTGGTTCCAAAATTTGCAACATAGAATCTGTTTTCTGAATTTCCAAAACAGGGCCTCCGTATCCAGCTAGAGACTTTTCCATGTGATCAATGTAATACTGGGCCAGCGGCTTAAACATCATGGGATCTGAATTCATTCCCAAGCCAATTGATTTGGTCATGCTGGCCGCAATTTCATCAACCGGACGGCGACATACAATCAATTTGTGATCGGCCTTAAGGAAAGTTGTAAGCTTGCCAAGGTACTTGCACAACAAAGGATCTTTAACACCCCAAACAGAATGATCTTGTTCTCGTTGGACGATGAGTTTCTCATAGAGATCGTCAACATTTTTATAGAGGTGATCAATATCGCCGCTGTCTTCCATCCAATTGTGAATCCTCTTGAACTCTAAATCTTCGAAGAACCCTTTGGGGTTATTTTGATTTGGCGGATCAAAATGATCACCCATGAAAACCCCAAGATTGTGTAGAGTTCCAGCAACAGCACTGGTGCCGCTACGGAAGCAACCCAAAACTATGATACAACTCATTAGTCTTCCTTTCTGTCATCATACCAATCTCTATCAGACTCGTAATCGTCATCTTCATCTTCTGATGGCTGAGTCATCGTGTACCAAACAACAGCAATGATCATCAATGCTGCTCCGATAATTGCAAACAAGTACATTAGAATCCTTCTTTCTTCCAGTTTGACTTCTTCTCGCTGTCGATGCCGCAGAAAAAGTTTGAGAAGTGTTCAAATTCACAATCAGTCATCCTGTAAAGCTCTTCTTGACACAAAGGATTGTGAAAGTTCAGGTGAACATACACCCAATCAGGGTAATCGTAAACAACAATATTTGTAAAGCTGTGACGACCGCTCCAAAGTATGCCAAACAATTCAGCACTAATTACAGGTCGATACTCATCGACTGAGTAATTCGAAAAATTTCGAATTGATCCAAGTTTAATTGGAATCAAAAAATCATTTACTGGACACTGACCCAGTTCGAGCAAATTCATGGCTGAACTCATAATGGAAATAATCCCTTACTTCTGAGGTGATCTTTTCACGGTAAAGAACTGGATCAAACGAACATGCTTCGGCCAAATCTGAAATGTAAGGTTGTGTGTAAGGCGACATCATAACATAATAGATTGAAGCCTTTCCAGAGAAGATCCATAGCTTAAAAAATTCGTTTTCTATGAATGTTCTGATCTTTTCAGAAGATGGTGTTTCGCCCTCACATTTTTCGAACAGAAACTTTTTTGTTCGATCAATTTCTCGAATGATTTTTGGGTCTGTAGTTGACACAGATGGGATTGGAGCAACACAAGATTTGTCGCTGAGTTTCTGAGTGTACCACCTCTCCCATACTTTCCAGCGAATCCAAGCTTTGTCGCCACAAATTGAATTTGGTGACGGTGCCGCTTTGTTGATTTTCAAGATCGCCAAATTGGCCTTGACATAGTTGACGTATTGTTCTGGAGTGAGCAATCCACGAGTTTCTCGACGAAGTTTCCAACACTGACGGAATATGTCAGATTTGCGTGGATCACCTCGTTTTGGAATGGAATTTCTCCTAAACACTTGCCCGTCAATGTCTTCTGTTCCTCCAAACAACTTTACGAATTCTTGTTCATACAGAACTGCGAGTTTGTACGCTTCGATCTCCATGGTGGACATGTTCCATTCAAAAATAGCGTCATATCTCACTTGTTCGTTCTCCATAGGAGTATTTAGGATTATCAGGCTTGCACTTTACTGAATTCAGATTTTTTTGGCAATGGCTGTTTTTCTTAAAGAAACTGCTTGCATTCTTAAAGAAAACATGGTAGAATTCCGGTTGACGAACAAAATTACTTTCAAAACCTGCGGGACAATCTCGGAATTTGATGGTCGTCCGAGACCAGCGAAAAACTTGACAGCGGGTAGGTCTTACCGCAACCGGGCGAGAATTAGGGAACTCAACGCCTTATGTCAGAACTTAAGTAATCCAGATCACTAACCCGGCACAATGCCATGTGCTCGTTCTGCTTAACAGCGGTAGCCGGGGCTACGAGCAAGTCATTTGGTTAAGAGGTTCAAACAACCATTCCTGACGCAACTTAGGTTGTGATCATAGTGACTCCACGTACTTTGGGCAACCTAGTCTTGGAGATGTAGAGAATCTACGCACTTTGCGAATTCGCCTTTTTAATAAAGGAAATTCAAAGGTGCTTTTATTTTTTACTTTCATTATGATCATACCATGGCCCCCCTTTTGTCTTGAGAAAAGTTCTTGCAGAACAGGGCTTTTTTGTAAACTTGGGTAGTTGTGGATTGAATGATCTGCTAGAATTCGAGTATGAGCCTCGAAGAGATTGCACTGCTACTGGCAGAACTGCTTGAATCCAACAAATCAGTTTTTGTGAAAACAGAACCTGAAGTCTTGGATTTTACAGACAGCGTGCTATCGAAAATCATTGTTTGTGGTACAAATTCAAGGGTGGAGGTCGATATCTCGTCAAGCAATGTAGCATCTATCATGGGTCTTCTTGACGCCACCATCTTCAACAATGAACTGGTCAATCGAGTCTATTTCTGGAATTTCAAATCTCTTGCCAGTTTCTGCAAGTACCACACTACAAAATTTGTAACACCAGCCAACAACGTCTTGGACTTGAAGGTCATCGAGGCTTTCCTTGGCATTCATAAAAATACGCCAGATAATTTCATTGAGGCGGTAAACCGTTTGAATGTTGTGGCCCAAAATCGAGATTGGCCAGCTATATACAAATCCATTCACATTCCGTTGTCCTATCGAGTTTTACCATCCATCGAATCAACGGGATTATTGAACAGTGACGCCCGACGTACAGAACATCCCTACTACGAAATTGAGGGACAGACGCACGGCAGGCTTAGCTGCTCCAAGAAATTTTCGAAATGCTATTTGCCTCACAACATGGGACCAGATATCAGAAAAGCTATGAAACCAAGAGGCTATGGCCTACGTTTCGCAACTGCTGATTATCGTTTCTGTGAAATTGTTGTGTTGCAATGGTTGTCAGGTGATCAAAAGCTTAAAGAGATATTAGATTCTGGAGCCGACTTGCACAGTCGGATCTACGAAATCGTTACTGGAGATACTTGTGATACAGACATCAAACGCAAGATGTCCAAGAAGATGTTTTTGCCGGTCGTATATGGGCTTGGCCCAAAAGGTCTAGCGGACAATCTCAAGATTCCAGAGTCAGCAGCAATTAAAGTCAGAACCAACATCAACACAATTTTTTCCACAGCCATGAATTGGGTTTTGGAAAAGCAAAAAATTGCACAAGAGGGCGGGATCGTCAAAGACTACTTTGGAAGGCCAAGAAAATACGACCCAAGCGAAGCTTATTCGGCTCGTAATTTGGTGATCCAATCAGTAGCAGCGACAGTTTGTCAGGAGAAGATGATCGAGCTTTGGAAGGCTCTTAGAGACACGGAATCAAAACTCGCATTCAGTGTACATGACTGTTACGGCGTAATATGTTCAACACAAGACGCAAAAGCTACTTATCGAATCATGAAGGATACTTTGGAGGCAGAGTCGAAACTTTGTCCCGGATTGAAGATGAGCGTCGAGATCAAGTTTGGGGCGAGACTCGACGACATGAGGGTTTTATGGAAAGACTAGAATTAACCTTGGAGGAATATGAAAACATTAGAAACAATCGTGAATAGCTTCCCGATTACTGAGCTAGAATATGAAGTTCTGGATAAGAAATTTGGAAAGCTTTGTCATTACGCTGCATGGGAACTCAAAAGGAAGAATGCCAAGAATAACGTCAATGATCCAGATGACGATGTTCAAGAACTTCGAATTGCTTTGGTTAGGGCTGGTAGTTATTATAAGAGACAAACCTATATCGAAAGTTGTTTTGCCGCATTAGAGAATCACGTCAAAGATAAATTCATTATGAAAGTTTTCAATGAGTTGAAACAATTATGGGAAGATCGGCGGCGGCACGGGGCGAATCGACAGAAGTTTGGCGTTCACCAGCAGATCATTCTTGACCAGCTTGTGAAAAAGTATGTTCCTGAAGAAGAACGACCGGAAAGAGAGCAATTGCTCAATCTCGATCTGAAGTTTACGACGTATTGTAAACAGATCATCTGGAACGCACAGAAATCTCTAGGTAAAAAGATTACTCGGGAAAAGTCTTGGAGAACAGGACTTGTGAGTTTGAGTGATTTTGATTACTTAGGGGTAGCAGTATAAATCGTTTGAGCACAGTTGGTCTCAGAAAACATAATGAAAAACCCCAACAGATAATCCTGTTGGGGTTTTTTAGTGTTTATTGCCTAGATACAAAAACAGGAGAGCTATGTTAGAAATATTATTAAGCGGCTCAATAATTTTAGTTTTTATTAGCCTAAGCCTGTTTATATTGGAGGTAGTAATGGGTGGAGTAAGAAGACCACGTGATATCGTTCTTGTTCAAGTTCCTTACAGAGATTTTCCTCATGAAGAAGGAGAATTAGAGCTAGGGCATGGATGGAACGAAGTTTTTGTTCCAACAACACAACAGCCAGTTCATGTTTGGCTTTGCTTAGATGATTTTCAGGGGGTTCAATGCTGCCTTGGACAAGTTAATATGCTTAGTTCATACGCCACACCAGATGGTTTTGTAGTGTTGGCCAACATTAACTCAGAAAATGCGTATGTGAAATGGATCGCAGACTTTGCTTAATCATCGGTTGGTACAACCGATTTAACATCGGCGATGAAAGCTACAAGCTTTCATTTCCAAAGCTATTCCCTGAATACGATTTTGTATTCAAGGACACAGGCCAAGCGGACATCTGCATCCTTGGCGGCGGAAACATTTTATCAGAGAGTTATGTGCGTCTTGCCCTTGATTCAAAGGTTAGTAAGAGGTACGTGTTCTCCGCATCAGCCAACAAGCATTCTCCTTTTTCTCTTCTAAAGGAATTTGATGGCATTGTAGTGCGAGACAAAGCATCCCAACAACTTTTGCTGGATCATGACGTTCCTTGTCATTTAGGAGCCGATGCAGCTTTTTGTCTCAATCCAGACCCAGCAGCCGGGAAACAATTGTTGCAGACCATGTTTTCTGACAACAAGCTTGATTTGTATTCCAAGGTTGTGGGAGTTGTCTTAAATGGGCATTTGGGTCAAGCCAAGGACGCTCAGCTTGCCAGAGACTTCATCACATTAAATAAAGCTGCTCAGGACATTGCGTCTGTAGCTGATTCGATTTCAGCGAGCTTTGTATTCTTTCCAATGTCTACTGGTGCCCCCCACGATGATCGTGTGACAAATGGGCTTGTTTCCAGTCGTTGCAAATTTTGGAAGAAGAATCTTTCGATTTATGAAAGGCTTTCTGTGCAACAAACATTAGATATTGTTTCAGCCTGTGACGCTGTGATCAGCACCCGTTTACACTCTACAATATTCAGTATTCTGGCAAATACTCCATTTGTAGATTTGTTGCATCATGACAAGAATGAGTCTTTTTTAGAGACTTGTGGTTTGAAAGATTTTGGTCTTTCTTATTGGAGTTTCAGTTCTTATCAGTTGAGGACTCTTCTAAATAGGATGTTATCCGGTCGCACAGAATTGAATGAAGTTAGACAATCACAAGATGCTTTGCTACGAGAAAGTGTTAAATATGTATGTTTCAATCAATCAACAGGGAGTGATACAGGCAGTATCCAAGGATAAGGCAATTCGTATCACTGGCAATCAGACTTTCAATATTCCAAGTTTGGTTGGTGAAACATCGTTGATTGGTAAAAAGCTCGTGTCTACGGACAACAAGCTGTTGAGTGAGTTAAAGGTCGCCGGAATATGCAATTGGGGTGATCAATGTGGAATTGCAACATACAGTGAACAATTGATTCCAGAACTTCGTAAGCACGTTAAAGAAGTGAAGATATTTGCAGAAACGACCGGCCCTGAAGATGAGTCTACTCGTTGTTGGAAGCGTGGTCAAAGTTGTATTGAAATGGCAAAGCAGATCATTGATTACAAACCTGATGTAATCTTCATTCAACACGAGTTTGGAATTTTCCCCAAAGCTACACATTTCCTTAAACTGCTGGAGATGTTCGATGGCATTCCTTATGTGATCACCTTGCATTCTGTTTACGAGCATCTTGATAAAACAATCTGCACCTCATACATCAGAAACATCATTACTCACAGTCAGAATGGAAAAGATTGCTTGTTACGCATGGGGCACAGAAATCAAGTTTTTGTTCTTCCTCATGGATGCAACATTTATGACAATGTTAACCAGTTATGGAACATCTTTCAAAATGAACGTACCATTATCCAGTTTGGATTTGGATTTGAATACAAAGGGCTCGATCAAGCTATAGAAGCTGTAAGCATACTGAAGAAACGATCAGAGGAATTCAAAGACATATTTTATTGCTTCTTGTGCAGCGAGAGCAATCATACACGTTCAATTCAGACTCGCTACTACAACACAATTAGAGACTTAGTTGAGCAAAAAGGTCTTCAAGATAATGTTGTTGTGTTGCGTGGATATCTTTCTGAAGAACACATGCAGAACTTTTTAAGAACTGCCAAATTGGCTGTGTTCCCGTACAAGAACGATCCGAACAATACAGTCTACGGGGCTTCTGGGGCTGTTCGTAAAGCGATGTCAAATGGCATCCCAGTGATTGCCAGTGACTGTCATTTGTTTGATGACCTTGACGGAGTGGTGCCTCGCCCAGATAGTCCAGAGGCTTTAGCTGATGAAATTGCTAAAGTATTCACGTCTCAAGAATACAGATCTGAATTGTTGAAGAAGGCCAAGAATTTTATTACAGAAAACTCTTGGGAAAATGTCGGCAGGCAATATGCCGAGATTCTTGGCAATCTGGTTCAATCAGCGGATTCAGATGCGATTCGAGTAGATGCAATGAGCCTTGTTCAATAAATTGTTGCCATCCTGATACATACGAACTGGTTCGTTTTCAAAGTTATGCCAATTAGTTTGATTCATCTGGAATCCAAAGTTGGTCGGGTTTCAATCCTTGATTTTTCGTAACTAAATCGCATAAGTGTATGAAATACTTGTTGTTATGCCCGCCTTTCATTCCATTATATGGACAGAAAACCCATTGGATGTTGTCCTTTGAGTAGTCTTTTAGACTGTTTACTCTGTCCAATGAAGCAGATCCTCTGTAGCCTCGGCTGTCAAAATCAAGGTGCAATCCGCTAAAGAAGCAATGTTCTTCTTGCTGTAAGAACACTTCCCATGCTTCATCTTCTGTAAGATTCAGTTCAATTTTGCGTTTTTCTGCTGATTTGTAGACTTCTCGCCAGTATCTTGGCGTAATTTGATTTTTCATTAAAAACTCCTCTTGCAACATTTTGAATTGTTGGTTATATTCCGCTCATCGAATTCAAATTGATTTCGTTAGGGTTACATTAGTAAACCGATTCACAATTTACAGACAGGGAGTACATCATGGACGAAAATAAAGGTTCGCTAAACGGCAAGGAACTTACCTTGCGACGTGTTAGAGATAGAGAAGAGTGCATGGAGGATATGGGGTGTGTCGAGGTTGAATTCGCAGATTGGAAAAACACTCTGCATACATACACCTACTGCGAAGGGCGTCTTGATCTTTCTTTGATCAATGAAGACAAGAGCAAAGAGCTTCAGTGCAGGATTCAGACTAAGGTGATTCCAGAAAATATCATCAAGTATGCAATTGGGATGTCAAACGGGAATACTTTTCCGGCTATTGTTCTTTTTATGGACAGCAAAGGAAAGTTGCATATCATCGGAGATGGGTTGCATACATTTTTTGCGGCCCTAAGCCTTGGAATCACCCATATCATTGGGTATTACATTTTTTCACATCCAGACCCAGATTTGGTGGTTCCTCTCTTCAATATCAGATCTCAGGGAGGGGATACCAAGATGGCCGAGCCAACTCTGGCTCAAGCGGCAAAATCCTTCAATTCGCATGAAGATGATTGCAGAGCAGAAGGGAAGAAACTTCCTATAAAAAAGAAGTGGGCCAACCGTTATTCACTCAGCCAAACTGCATTTAACACTGCTTGTCGCTGCTTGCGTGGCAGGCACTTTTGTCAGGTGCATGACATAGATCCTGATCTGAAGCCTCTGTGCTTTACTGCGGCGATGGATAAAATCGCTTCTCTGTCAGAAACGAATCCAGAATCTGCTTTGGCGATTGCAGAACTTTCTATCGCTTCCGATTTGCAAGCATCAGAGTCAGTGAATCTGTGTGAAATTTTTCTGGACAAGACTACTGTCAAGACGTTAAAGGCACGTCAAAAACAGTTTGACGAATCCAAGCTGGAGATTCAGATGAAGACGAAGCCACGAAAGGCTGAGAAAAAATCTCCTCGTCTCCCGGATCGCACAATCGAGGAGATGCTTAAGGATAGCCTGATTATAATTGGAGAGAAGATACCATCTGCCAATCGAGATATTTTCAAAAACATGATTGATGAGCATCCAACTCTCTTGAAACAGATCAAGGTTCTTGTAGCTTTTTTGCGGTCTTGTTCTTGTGGACGGTTGGCGTGAAACATGTTTCACGCCAAACAATTTTTAGGATAACTACAATGCCTTCGTCAGATAATATGTCATTTTCAGAAGTTCTTAGATCTATTATCGAAGAATCTTTAGACAAACTTATATCAGAAGGCCGTGAGCCTAAGTTGTCAAAGAAGTTCCTATTTTTAGCGATTGAACAGAAGATGTCATCTGTTCGATTGTTTAATGTGATTGCAAATTACAAACCGTGCCGTTACGACAAGCCTAGTGACGATATTCAAAAGAATATGATGAAGGGAGCAAAGAAGGTGTTCCGTGATGGGATTCGAAGTCCCGTTAACTTCTTGCCTTATTTTCGTTTCAATGATGAAGGAATGGTTGTCAGACATCCCGTAGGGTTTGTTTATGTTCCTCCTCCACCAAAGCCGAAAAAAAAAATCAAAGTCAAGTCAGTGCTTTGCAATGATTTGATTGAATACAATGGTCAGAAAAAAACACTAACGGAATGGGCTGTTGAATACCCAGAAGTTCCTATTGACACAATCAAGATGAGGCTTGCTCGTGACTGGATTCCAGAAAGAGCATTTACGCAGCCAGTTAAGTCTGACATTCAGACATTGCTGGATTTGATTCCGAAAGACAGATGGATTTCTGATGATGAAATACAGAAGCTGTATCTGGAATCAGCGGACAAACAGATGTTGATTGATTTGTATAAGTCTAAGCGTGAGTCTCAGATAAAGTGTAGATCAAAAAAGTCTGGCAAGGAAGTTGGCTTCAGAGAATTTACAGATGAAGAAATGGCGGAGAGTGGGTGTGCAAGCGTATGTAGATGTAAAATCAATACCTTGCTAAAGAAAGGTTCAGTCGAAAGATTGGGATACAAACTCAGACGAATCAAGGATTGACTAAGCAATTCTTCTTCTGTAAAATTGAGTGATGTTAAATCACTACGTCATTTCGTGGGTTCGGAAAGCAAATCCGACCAATCATGTCTTGTTGATTCTTAAAGACAGACCTGATTGGCAGAAGGGTCGCCTTAACCTTCCGGGTGGGAAGGTTGAAGAAGGCGAGACCCCTGCCCAAGCTGCCGTTCGAGAACTCAAAGAAGAGACTGGTTATGAACCAGTCGTTCCTGTAAGATTACTTGGCACGATGCAAGATGGCCAGCACGTCATCCATTGTTTCAAAGCAGTAATCGCCACCGATGCTGGTGATCCAATTCCAAGAGATGGTGAGACGGAGCCAGTTGGCTGGTACTCTTGGGATGAGGTTCTTAAAGACCCTCGACTTCTTCCTAATTTGCGGGTTATTATTCCGCTAATTCAAACAGGATCAGATGGCTGGGTTATTGGCGACCGGAATTCAGAAAGACGTACTGGAAAAAGAGCTAGACATGTCATCAAAATCAGTATTCCGACTTATTACGAATCAGAATCGGAATAACAAGATTAGCTAAGAGATCAATAACAAAAGAGAGAAAAGAGGGAATCATGAGTGAAATTTTTGACGATCCTACGTTGGCAGATCCAGACGCAGAAGGCGATGTTAAGTACGTGTGGGATGAAGAGTTCCAAAGACACATTATTGCTTTGGTACTGTGTGACAGACAATTCCTATTGCAATCGCTTGATTTGATCAAGCCAGCGTATTTTACAAACAAAGCACATCAAAAGGCCGCATCACTGGCTTTTGATTTCTTTAAGAAATACAAGATTTTGCCGGGGAAGTCATTTATTGTTCAAGAGATCAAAAGTGATCTCAAAGACAACAAAGCGTTGCCTTATTACATAGGCGAGATCAATACGCTGTATGATTATTTTCAGCCCGGACTAGATGCTCGTGATTACTTGCAGGACAAGATTACATGTTTTGCAAAAATCCAAGCCGTGAAACAAGCCTTTCACAATTCATTGAAGGAAATTGAAAGGAGTCCAGAGGCTGAAGACACATGGACCAAAGTGTATGAATTGATGCGAGTGGCCATGACCACACATCAGAACTTTGAGATTGGTCTTGATTACTTCAAGACAATCAAAGAGCGATATGCTCAAATGGTCACAGATGATGAAGACAAAGAACAATTCATCACTGGGTTGGAGTCTATTGACAAAACAATCAATGGCGGCGGCTATGGTCGTGGGGAAATCATTTCTGTTGTAGCTGGCTCTGGTGTTGGTAAGTCGGTCATGTTGGGATGTATTGCCGCAACCAATTTGATGCGTGGCAAGAGAGGTGCGTACATCTCTTTGGAATTGGCGGAACATAAAGTCGCTGATCGTATGGATGCGATTCTCACTGGCTATCCGGTCCAAAATTTGTATGGACATCGTGAGTCGATTTTTGAAGATTTGGGCAATCTCAAGGGAGTTGATTATGACTCCAAGATACCATTTGTCATTAAGCAGTTTCCTGCTGGAACAGCCACAGTAAACATCATCAGAGCTTACATTGCACAACTTCGCTTCCATGGATTTGATCCAGACTTTGTGATTGTCGATTACATCGGAGAAATGGCTGACATTCCCGGAATGAAGACTTACGAAAGTCGGGAAAAGACAGTGCGAGATTTACGTGCTTTGGCTACAGAAGAGAATGTGTTCGTAGCGACGGCCATGCAGCCCAACCGTGGTTCAAAGGAAGTCCAGAAGAACGCTGGTGGGCGTCTGGACGACGAACATTTGGCCGATTCGTTTGGTCAGATTCGTCCTTTGGATGGATGTTTCTCGATCATGCAGAATGACGCCGAGAAGACACTGGGGATAGGACGGTTTTATGTTATTAAACAACGTGACGGTGAAAGTCGTTTTCAGATTTACTTGTCGTTCAATAAACAGAATCTGAAAATTACAGAAATTTCACAAGCAACATACATGGACAAGATGAATTCTCACAAAGAGAGTGTAGTTGATGACGTGAAGATGGACCATATTATCAAGCCATTTGCTCCAGAAGACGATGAAGTGCTTCCCGCAGTTGACGATGACAAGGATGATCATTAAAGAATCGTTCTTGTTTTTTCGAAAATGATTTGATACAACACTACAGTTACTAGGGAAAGGGGGAGATCATGGGGAGAAAAGAGAAGCTTGAATTTGCTGGGATGGTCGTTGAAATCGACCCGGAAAATTTGAGATTTAATGAAGCCAGTCTGTCTCAATACATTCAGACAGAAGCTGGTTATTACGACAATTTTGGTGCCTATCTTTGTTTGGCGGAAAAGAATTTACAGAACTTAGAGTTGCGACATGAAAAACTGTTTGCTGAGCGTTTTGTAGAAGCCAAAGAAGATGGTGGCAGCGATAAATTGGCTGAGGCGAAAGCCAAGGCAGATCCAGATGTTGTGAGTCTGAAAGAAAAGTCGAATGACGCCAAGTATGCAGTCAATCGTCTAAAGCAACATTTACGTGCATGGGACAAGAACCATGACAATGCTCAGAGCATGGGTCACATGCAACGTAAGATGATCGACAAGCTGCATGGTGACATCATGGGAGGTCGAGGTTATATGGCTCCCAGTAACGTCAATGACGATCTTATTGAAGAGACTGTCAAATCTTATGACGAAGCAGAGTCTGGGTTTGAGACAGGACTTGGAAAAGAAAACTTGTTCTAAAATGAACAAGTGTCATAAAGAGTCGCCTTGATGGCGACTCTTTTTTTTTGTCTTCACTAAATAGATACAGTCATAATCAAGGTGGGTCGCATGAAAAATCATTGGATACAACTTTACGAAAAGAAAAAGAAGAAAATTTGGACATCAGAGTTCAGTAAAAATGGTTTGTTTTCTCTCAAAGCTCGTAGAGTAGATGTCATAGATTCTTCTATGTTGTCAGGTTCTGTTTCGATCATCTTTAAGGATGCCATGTATTCAACTGGCGACAAAGAATTGATGAATTTTTTGGCGGAAGCACATCGTAAAGGTTTGTCTGGTCACACCTCACGTCTGAGAGTTTATCAAGGAATTTCTGCGGAATTAGAAAATTACGAATTTACAGGTTTAAGCTATGGCGGGATGCTAAGTCGTGTCGATGATATTCAATTTACCTTCATGTTTAATCACATGAGACACTATCACGTATCTTAAATATCTGATGATAAGCGTAGATATGTTAAGTCCGTCAATCGCAAATTTGAATAGTTATGCGACTAACCTCAATGATGTCTCAAACTGAATTTGCGGAGAGGAAAGCTTATGAGGAAGTTTGTTCATTCTTAAGTGAGTGAAAATTTATGCAGAACTCAAACAAACCCAGAGATAGAGACCACACTTGTTGCGTTGACAGGTTGGTCTCTTCTCGTTTATAATCACAGGTAACAGACACATGAAAATAGTAATAGCCGCAGTTGTTGCAGTTTTTGGATTGTCAGCTTCTTTGTTTGCTGGAGAGTCTCATCACACAAAAGAATTTACAGTCAGAGCCAAACCAGATGTTGTAGCAAAATGGCTCAAAGATAACCCCAAGGAAGTTGCCAGATCAACTGGTAGTGAAATCGTTTCTCAGGACGGTGAAAAGGTCAGACTAAGACAAGACACTCCACGTGGTCTTATGGAATTCACAGTTCGTGAAACAGTGGAAGAAAATGGTCAGAAGGTCAACTACAATTCTGCATTGGTTGAAGTTCACGAAGGTTTGATCGAAGATCAAACAACTAAAGTGACGATTGAACCAGATGGCAATGGAACTGCAATTACAATAGAGCTTTTTGCAAAAGTTAAGAATGTCAAACCAGTGGCAGTCAGAACTGGACTGAGTAAGTCAGCCAGAGGATTTCAGGAACTGGTAGAAAGAAAATTTAATGGTTACAAAAGATAACAGGAAGTGCATCGAGGTCAAGACGCTTTCACAAGCTCGTGATCATAGATGTGATGTTCCGTGGGCAGCCATCAGTATAACTACAGATATAGGAACTCACCCTGTGTTGTCGAAAGAAAACAGGGTGGGTTTACTTCAAATGGCATTTGAGGACATTGATTTCCCCAGACCAACAACGCCTCCAGAGTTGATCTTTGATAAAGCAAAGGCACAGCAAATTTTGGATTTCGTGGCTGAGATGTGGCCACAGGTTGAATGCTTTATGATCCATTGCCACGCTGGCATGTCACGATCTCCAGCCGTAGCGGCTGCGATTGAGCACATCTATCATGGGAACGGATCAGACAATTATTGGTTCGAGAGGAAGACGCCAAATATGGCTGTCTACAGAACTATCTTGAATACGCATTATGAAGTAGCGACTCCAGCTTGAGGCGGTTGGTTGCGTTTGCGTAATTCATTGTCTGCTTTCTGTTTGGCTTGCAATGCTTTAAGTCTTTCATCGGCAGCAGCTATATTGAAATCTTTCTTAGACATTGATGTGTGCGGACCAGAGTTCGCTCCGAATGTCGGCTGGATTTGTCCTTGTCCAACTTGATAGGTTTCTTTGGCAACTCTTCCTGCTGGGATGAAGGCCATCAATTTTCCAATCCCGGAACTGTTGTCCGTTGTTGGTCTTAGCTCAACTCCGTTCTTGGATTTGAAGGCTCTGTTGATTATTCCTCCAGATTCAGTGACGGCCTCCATGGCGGCTGATTTTAACATTTCGGCAGGCACATGGTAGATTTGAGTTTCATCCTGATTCAGTACAAAGTAGTGTTTTACAGTTTGGCCTTTGTAATCACGTCCTTGAGTATGCGGATTTTTGAGTTGATCAAATACAGGCATTCTTGGATCAAAGCCTAATACAAGTTCATAAGCGATGTCATCACCACCTACGCCTGTTTTTCTTAGTTTTAGCTGAACTGGTTCACTGGGATTTCCATTGAGGTATCCATCAATCTTCAATTTGGTGTCTAGTGATTGTTTGTTTTCAACAGTAACAATTCTGATACCATGTTTAAGGAGTTCATTCTTAATGAATTTCTCTCCTATATCTTTGCCCTGTTTCAATCTTTCATCTTTAGACAAATGGCTGAAATCTTGACGGATTACGCCCGTCGCTTCAATGAATTCTTTGAAAGTTGCCATAAAACTATCTATAAGAAATTTGCACAAAAAACACAATATGAATTAAAATCATGTGGTTCCTACTATTGTATTGTGGATGGAGTGGGTGCCTGATTGACAAGAATTAAGCATCACTGCGGCTAAGTTGCTAAAAAGCGACTTGTGGGTATGAGGCTCACGAAACACCTCCATCTAAGAGTGTGGCAGAAGTTTATTCATCTGTCACACTCTTTTTGTTTATATGGACGCAGAACTTATTCGTAGACAACTTGAGCTTGGATTGATGTCGCCACAGAATTTGTTGGCTGGGACAAAACTGTTGGATGAATCTTCTAGGAATGCAGGAGACTACCAAGACTTCAATTATATGCCATTCTACTATCATTTGGGCAAACAACTAACACCCAAGGTTGTTTATCAGATTGGGGCCAAACTGGGCCTAGTTGGAGCTTGTTTTCTTACATCATGTAAAACAGTAGAACAATGGTTAGCCATGGATCAAGACAGAGATCTATCTGCTCGCATCATTGAATCAAATCTTAAACTTCACACAAAGCATTGTGACAACGCTACTCCGGGAGGTCCAATTGGATATATGGGACTTAGCGACGGCATATTGGAAACTCCACACACAAAAGACTTTGTTGGATTCGATCTTGGGTTTCTTACAGAAAATTTTGGGGAAGAGAGATATTTGAAACATCTGAGTTTCTTATGGAAATTTTTGAAGCCTGAAGGATTATTAGTCGCAGACTATATAACAGCACATGATGTCTTTCACGAGTTTTGTAGGGTAAAAAACCGTAAACCGGTGATTTTCAATACTCGTTATGGTGTAGGCATCGTACAAAGGTAACAGGAGAAAAAATGGGATTCGAAATTAAGTATACGTTCCACCCACGTAAGGAAGATGGTGGTTACAACACGGACTCAAAAGAAGAGAAGACTGTAAAAGTCGGTAAGCCTTTTGATGACACTCCTTTGGAGAAATGTGCTGCGGCGATTATGGCCCAGATGGCTCGTCGAGATGTTTGGGTCGTAGACGTTAAAGTCTACGAACTTGTAAAAAGTGAAATCAACTTTAAGGAGTCTGCGGATGGACGTGGAATTATCTTAAAGAACAAAAAGTATCACTTGGGGAGTACCGCTGAGGCTTTGGCTGAAGATTTAGTTGAAGAAGTACAGCAGGGTTTGATGGTGCCTCCCGGAATGCAACCGCATGAAATGATTGCAATGAAGCAAGCTCCAGCAGATTTATCGAATCTGTATGATGGCAACACTCGTGTTCCAATTACCAAGACTCCAAGACCACAGATCAATCAAAACAAAACCGTCTATCATGTATATTTTGAGCCGCTACAATGGGCCAATGAAGCCAGAAGGAACAAGCTCAAATTTACAGAAGATCGTAAGTATGCTGTACATGCTGTCATTCCGAAGAAAACAGCTTCTGGCGACGTTAGATTGGATGCTCAGGAGATTGCGTTGACGGATGATGAAGGTAAAGTGATGATTCTTGATGAAAAATACTTTACTGTAGCAGGGAGGGGCTTGTTCGCTGATGAACAGTTGGGGTTTTCAGGATCAAATGGCAGAGGCAGAGAATCCAGACCAAGGCTTATGCACGAAAACGAACTTACCATCGGAACTCACCCAGAAGAAAGACAGCCGCAGCCTTATAAACAAATTAACCGGCCTACTCAGGCGGATATTCCTGCTGGAATCCCGTTAGATGACGGGACTATTCCAGAAGAATTGTTTGAAGTTCCAGATTTGCGTCCTAACAGGAAATAAGAAAGGAAGATCATGACATCTAAAGAACAGAGGAAATTGCAGAAGAGAAAAGCTCGTGAAAAGAGCAATCGACAACAAGTTCTCGTCAGACGTGAGGTATTGCGTGCTCCGGTTCGTGAGGCCAGAGAAGAAATGCGTCGTGAGAAGAGGCTCAAGAAACTGCAACGAGACTTGGAACATTTTGATCAAGTCATGGGAGATCGTGAATTGCTGGAAGCCAGTGATGACACGTTGTCTCAATTAGAGAAGAATATTCTGATTCTTAAAGCACTTGAGGCAGAGTACAATCGAGAAGTGGAACAGAAAGCAAAAATCAATGAGCAGCTTGAAAACGAAGGGTATTTTACTCTGGAAGAAAAAATGGAAGCGGCTCGTAGAATGTTTGATAATCAGTCTGACATGGGCGTAGGAGGCTCTGCGGATTGCAAAGTTTCTGTAAACAGACCAATGAAAGATGTGGCGGAAGTTTCTGTAATAAAGGCTCCGCAAAGCGAATCTACAGAAAATTCTTAAAGACCGCTAAAGTCCATTGACCCGTTTTTCGAAAAGTAGTATAAGACAACCATCTGAAACAACTGTGTTACAGATTACTTTTCACTTACGGAGACTACCATGTCAGATTTTGGAACACTCGATCTCGAAGAAATGATGGGCGAAGACGCTCGTCTCAACGAAGCTGGTCAGGCAAATTTTCTTGACCAATTCGTGCCAATGCCGGACGTTAAGCCCGGTCAAACCGGTACTGTTTCAGTACGCATTCTGCCACCAGTGCGTGGCGGAAAGCTCTATCAGTACAATCGCACCCACAAGATGAACGGTCGGAGCATTCACTGCCCACGTCCGCTCGTCAACGGCAAATGGGAACGCACCATTGCCTGTCCAATCTGTGATTATTACAGTGGACTGTGGGCACAGGCCGACAAGCTGGAAAAGGCCGGTCACGTTAACGAAGCCAACAAGTTGAAAAACGAGGCTCGTGAAATCAAGCCGGTCGAAAGGTACTATTACAACGCCATTGTTCGGTCTATGCCGGGCGAAGGTGGTGCCGTTCTTACAAATGTTGGACCACGCATTCTTAGCGTTGGCAAGACGTTGCACAAGCAACTGATTCGTGCCATCGTTGGAGAAGATGGTGATCCTGATTCGAAGCTCGGCAACTTCACAGATCTCAAGGCTGGCTACGATTTCATTATTCGTAAGGAAATCACAAGCGGCGACGGATTCCCTAAGTACGAGCGATCTGGATTTGCTCGCACTACTTCCCCAGCGGGAGCACCAGAAGAAGTCAAGAAGTGGGCAGAAGCTCTGCACGACTTGACGAAGCTTCGCAATCCGAAAGAACTTGAAGTTCTTGAGAAGGAACTGGCCATTCACCGTGGTTTGATTCCTGATGATGTCGAGAAGTTCGACACGAACAGCTTTGATGCCAAGTGGGGCAAGAAGGCTGCGGAAGAAGTGAGGGAGTTGATGGAACACAAGCCGGGCGGCGTGTCTGTCCCAGCAGGAGTGCCGTCAGCAGCAGCCACAACGGTTGCCTCGGAAACAAGCTCGAAGCCAACTGAAGACATCCCCATCGGAGATGAGGACTTCTTCAACGCTTTGAAGGAAATGGAAGGCAAGTAATCGCCTTTCTCAGAGGGGCGGACAGCGTTGTCCGCCCCTCATTTTTGTTACAGCTTGTTTATTATTGTGCCTTCCATTGGCACGGCACGGCACTAAGGAGGACATTCCATGGCTAAGAAAAAAGTAGTGAGCGATGTAATCGACACTGATGAAGATTACGCCGCAATTGCGGCAAACACAGGCGGAGACATCTTGGAGGATATCGAAGATGTCGGATTTTTTATTGACACCGGCAATCTTTCCATTAACTATGGCTGCTCCGGCAGGTATATTCATGGCGGAATTCCGGGCGACAAGATTACAGAAGCGTATGGCCCACCTGCTTCTGGCAAGTCTTTGATCGCATCAAATTGTATGCGTGGTGCCCAGAATATGGGTGCGTGGGTAATTATTCTCGACTGCGAAAACGCAACAAATGCTGACTTCATGAAGAAGACCAGTCATTTGGATACCAAGAAAGTTGTGCGGTATACGCCGCCGTCGCTTGAGCGAGCTTTCCGTCAGATCCACGTCAGCACAACTAGCATTCGCAAATACGAGAAGGAAAAAGGACGAGAACAAAAACCAATTTTTGTAGTCTTTGACTCATTGACAGTGCCTCCGTGCGAAAGAGAATTGCGGGAGAATGATTTGCCAATGGACTTCAGTGTCACAGATTGGAAGACGATTGTTGGTCGTCATGAACAGCCGGGTGAACGTGCAAAGGTGATCGGCACAGAAATGCGTAAGTTGCAGGCCATGATTGCCGAACGAGGTGTTACTGTTTACATCATCAATCAGGTTCGTGATCAGATTGGCGTGCTATATGGGTCTCCAGAAATCACACCGGGTGGAAAAGCAATGGGATTCTATTCTTCATTGAGATTCCGATGCTCAACCAGAAAGAAGATCGAGCAAAAGGAGCGGGAGACGTTTTCTGGCATCAACATGCAGGTTAAGAACACGAAGAATCGGTCGTTCCGGCCATTTGTTGAAGCAAATGATGTCAAATTGTATTGGGAAGATGGGATTGATCCAACTTCTGGTTTATTGACATGTTTGATTGAAGGTTCGAGAGTCTCAGGTAAGGGCACTTACTCTGTGGCAGAGGCATATTTGCCTGAAGGTCGAGCAGAGTACAAGTTCAAAGCCAAGAAGTCAGAGAACAGAGTTCCGACGCAGGTTCTTTTGGATTGTCCAAAACTGATTGACGCTGAGTCTGAAGCCGAGGTTCAGGAATACCTCGACAGGTGGGGCGGTGGCATTATGGCCACAGAAAGTGGCGAGTACGGAGAGAAGTCTGTGAAGTTTGATGCAGACGGCAACGCATACGAGTCAGAGAATTACGACGAGTATGCAGATGATGAATAAGGATTAAAATCCTGATCGTCGATCATAGGGCAGGTAGTCAGGATTGTCTACCTGCCCTATTTCGTTTTCAAGCAACCAGCCAAGAACATCTTCATCTGTAATTTCTGATAGGACGACATCAAGTTCTTGATGGGAGAAATATCTGGTCTGGTCTCCTCTTCTTAAAGCGATGCCTTGACCATCGACCATAATTTCGTCTGCATGTTCAGAGAACATAAAATCTTTTGTTTCATTGCAGGAGTTCTCCGATGCGTCGTGTTCCTGTGGATCACGAAACCAATTACAAATCGAATCTATTACTCTACCAAACAATAATTCCCCTGCCCGATTTTTTCGATGATTTTGCCGCTTCTAGCCAATTGCTTTCTTACGGCTGACAAATGGTTGCACAAGCAAGCATTTGTGATGTCACAATTTTTGTAACGCTTTTTCAAGTCTTTCAAAGATACCGGCTTTCCATTAGATAGTCTGGAATGAATGAACTCTCTTATCTTCTTTGCGTTCTTTAAGATAGAGCTTCTAGGGCGACTTCTTGGATAAATCCTTTCAATGATGTTGATTTCCATTTCTGTGTCATAATCCGGGTTGCAAATGGCCCCTGCCAAATTTTTCAACAGATTGATAACTTTTCCATTTAAGACTTCCACCAGATAAACTTCTGCATGAAAAGTTTTTACATATTCGATTATAGACGGCATGTTCTTTTCATTGACAAGAAACCTTCTCTTGTCTTGCGTCTTTACAAGCAAACAATTAGCCATAATTAGCTCCTTCCTCGGAAACGGATTGACTGATAATTCAATTGTACTTAAAATACAGATATATGGACAGACCTTTTGAATGCCGATCTTTAAGAAGGTTCGGAGTAGAAATCGAACTCAACACACTGAATGGGGTTATTAAGAGACCCGATCCAGATGCCGGAGAAATTCCGAATGGGGCAGATTATGTAGCTTGCGTTGTTAGGAAGGCTTCTGGGGGCAATGTTAAAATTGCTTCATGGGATTACGTTCACAACAATAGTGATTGGATCATGAAACACGACATGAGTTGTGGGTTGGAGATAAACACTCCTGTATTCAAAGGCTGGCATGGCCTACAAAGGCTTCTGCATGTCATAGAAGCGATGTCCAAAGACGATAAGATCAAAGCTAATCATTTGTGTTCTTTGCACGTACACACGTCTATAAGCGATTTGGAGCCAGAGCAACTGGCGGCTGTAATTGCTTATTACATCAAGTGTGAGCATGTGTTTTTTGATTCTGTGCCTTCTCAACGTAAGAACAATCGTTATTGTCAGTTGATAGGGATGACAGATTGGTTTGACACAGAGTTTGACATGAATCCTATGGATATCATAACTCGTGTTGCCACATCCAAGTATGGATCAATCAACACATTTCATTTTATTCGTGGCGGTGGATTTACGTTTGATAATGACCGCAGACTAACAATGGAGTTTAGAATTGCAGAGAACACTGCCTGTCTCGATCCATATTTCACCAAGAATTGGATTCGTTTATTGTTGCATTTCATTGAGGTAACTAAAGACAAGCCAATTCCACGTCCGTATATTTTGGGCGATCAAAAAACTGGATTAGCATGGCTTGATTTTCCAGAGGTATACAAATTGTTGAAATTTGATCAATCTTTATCTTTGGGAATGCAACAGGTTCGAGAATGGTTTATGGATCGCATCAATAAAAATGGTTATGACACAAATTTGTCTGGTATTTGGTCTAATGCTGGCAGGGCAGTAAATCGTGCTCAATTTTTGGAGATAAACAAAACATTGACGAGGGCGGAATATGACAAAGATAGTTTGTATGGAGACAAGTGGAGTGTCTGATGGGTATATACCCAAAATGAACACAGAGATACAAAATTCTATTGATTCAATGAAGGCGATGGCTGATCAATTGATCCCTTATTCTTTCCCAGTTGTTTCTTTTGAAGAAGAACAAAAAGTTTTGTGTCTTAAAAATAGAGTTATTCAAGTTGATGGTTATGAAATATCAGTTTGTTTCAGTAGGGCAGATTATGAACGTCATATTTTAGAAACAATTCAAATTCAATCGCCTCAAATTCCATTCATTCCATTTAATATTGTCTGCAAGGTCGGACGATTATTCATGGGACAAAAGTATTTGTCTTATGTAGATTTCTTTAGAAACAACAGAAAAGTCTATTGTTGGGCTGCCAAAACATCGAATGAAAGACGTTTGCCTCCGGGAAAGAAATCTCGTCCGGCCAGTTATGAAGGATTTGATTTTCATTTGTTACACCCCGGTTCTGTAGATTTGTTGTGATTTGAAGTAGCTTCTGGATAAATACTGTCAACGTCGTTTTATCGAGAGGTAAGCACAATGAAAAACGCTAATGCCAAAGCAAGCAAACTTCAGTATCTCATCATTCATCAGCTTATTGAAAGAGGTTATGTCTCACTAATGCTGCCAGATGGAGTCACACTCGAAATTGGAATTACTCAAGAAGACCAATACGGTGACTTAAAGAAAGTTGAAGATTACTGTTATGTTGTCGCCACTTCAAAAGATGGCCGGTCAACAATGTTGGATTCTTACAATCTAGGCTTGCAGTTTCAAGATGGCGACGATACAATCATCTGTGAAGACCGTGTGTTGGATGATAACGGAACTCTTGTCCGCACACTGGATGTTGTTTAAGAAGTTTCGACCACAAAGTGAGTACCATGTGATTCTTTAAGCTTTGCCTCTCCGGCCAAGCTTAAAGACAGCACGTGTGTTCCAATTATGACACCATTGTCTTTTGGAATGCTGAACTCAATCCAAATTTCAAACTCCGATGGGGGTTCTGTGACTACAAATTTTGTTACAGACGCACGAAATTGCACTTTGGGGATTTCCTTTTGTTGCAGCGTTTTGTACGCTGTATTACGGGCGTATTCCAAGCATAGCCGCATTATCTGTTGGCTGTCTAAGAATTCGGTCCATTTCGACTGGAGCAGTCGTTCCAGTTTTTCTGCAATTAGAATTTTCATGCGAGGCACACCATGAACAAGAATACGGTAATAGAGTTTGTTAGTTCGATTTCCGATGAAGATCTCAGATTTCTGAATTCTCGTCTGACCGAAAGACTTCAAGGAGATATGGGGGAGGCATTGGATTTCTTGAGCCATTTCAAGGCCATGGATTCCATTTTGTCTGCTGCCACCTCTGCGACAGAGGTCTACGAGATCTGTGATACAATAACAGAGGTCTTACAAAAAGAATACAAAAAGAAGAACTCTCAAACAGAACGAAGGTAAGTTTCATAAAGAAAAAGCGGACTTACAGTCCGCTTTTTCTTTTTCAATTCATTTCTAAGGAGAATAAGTGATGATGGGACCAGCACCGGTTGTTGAAAAAACCAAATGGAAATATGTCAGCATCGACATCGAGACATTAGGTCTTGATGAAGAATACTGTGACATCATTGAGTTTGGAGCAGTTCTGGATGATCTGGAAACACCTCTGGATCAATTGCCGAGATTTCAAACATACTTGACAAAAGAAGATAACAGATATCGTGGCGAAATTTATGCCATGATGATGAATGCCAAAATCATAGAGCGTATAGCTCTAAGAACTCCACACTTCAATTACATGCCAGCCGATTGTCTTGATGAATCATTCGCTGCTTGGTTGAAGTCGCATGGTGTGGATGAAGCTGTGATTGCAGGCAAGAATTTCTCGGGTTTTGATCTGAAATTTTTACAGAAGATTGGCTTTGGAAATCACACAAAGTTTCATCGCAGAATTCTCGATCCCGGCAGTATGTTCTATAATCCATTTACAGATGAAGCCCCACCAAATCTTAAAGAATGTCTGAAGCGTGCTGGGATCAATAAAGACATTGCACATGGTGCCATAGAAGACGCACTTGATGTCTTGATGTGTCTCAGGTATAACCTCCGTTAGTTGGCGATTAAGATAGTCATAGGAGAGATCAAATGCCTGAAGTGATTAGAATCAGCGATAGCCCAACATTGGTTCCAACCAAAAATTTCAAGTACGCTTCTTGGGATTTTGAGGAGTTCAATCCAGTTCAAAGTCGTCTTATGGACACTTATGCTGGTGATGGAAATGTGGCGATTGCGGCGGCGACATCAGCAGGCAAAACTGTTTGTGCTGAGATGTATCTTTCCTACGAGATCAGGAAACGAGGCGGCAGGGGCATCTATGTTGGCCCTCTGAAAGCATTGGCCAGTGAAAAAGAACAAGACTGGACCGATGATAAGCATCATTTTAACGACATCAACACAGCGATTGTGACTGGTGACTTTCGGTTTACCGGCAGTCGTATTTCAGAGTTAGACAAATCGGATCTGATTGTGATGACGCCAGAAATGCTGGCGAGTAGATGTCGCAACAACAAGTCAGACAAAAGCAAGTTTTTGTCTGATGTTGGGACCATCGTTTTTGATGAGAGCCACTTGTTGACTGTACCCGGTCGAGGCGACCATATTGAAGTCGCTTTGATGAAGATGATGGAGATCAATCCAGAGGTTAGAATTGTGTTGTTGTCGGCCACAATGCCTAATGTCGATGAGATTTGTGGCTGGACTACAAAACTGACCGGCAGAGACACATACTTCTTGGAGTCTGATTATCGTCCTTGTCCTTTGAGTATTCATTATGAGGCTTACTATGACGGCGATAAGTCCTACGATGCCAAAGAAGAACAAAAGGTAAATTCTGCTTGTTCCATCGTAGACTATTACCCAAATGACAAGTTTTTGATCTTTGTTCACACTAAGCGAACCGGCAAGTTGATGATTGAGGCGTTGGATCAACATGGAGTTACTGCGGAATTCCATAATGCTGATCTGGGGCTGAAGAAAAGACGTGATCTTGAAGATCGCTTCAAGAACGACCCAAGCTTTCGCTGTGTGGTTGCTACTTCAACATTGGCATGGGGACTTAATCTTCCGGCTCGTCGTGTGATTGTCACTGGGATTCACAGAGGCTTGACCGTTGTTGAAAATTATGACATCTGGCAAGAGGTAGGACGTGCAGGTCGCCCCAAGTATGACCCTCGTGGTGATGCTTACATTTTGGTGCCAGAGAGCACAAAGAAAGAAGAGATTGCCAGACTTAAAGAAAAGTCTCTCATTCGTTCGACGATGTTGACTTACATCGGTAAGCCAGAAAATCCTCACTATAAGACTTTGGCTTTTCATGTTGTCAGTGAAATTCATCACGGCAGCATCAAGACCAAGGAAGGATTTCATCTGTGGTTTCGCAAAAGTCTTGCTCATCATCAAAATCAAGATTTCAATGATGCTGTTGTGGATCGCACGATACAAATGTTGGAAGAAAAGCGAGCAATCATTGTTGAAGATGGCGAATACAAATGCACCGCCATCGGAAAAGTCGCTTCGATGTTTTACTACAGTCCATTTGACGTAGCCGATCTGCGAAGAAACTTCAAGCATGTGTTTGATCAGAAGCTTGAAGACAATGACTATGCTCTTGCTATGGCAATGGGGAATGTGGATACGAATAAATGGGCCATTGCTAATCGTCACGAGAAAGAGGAGATGGGGACGTTTCAAGGCAAAGTGGAACGGCTGTTTGGCAAAGACACGTTCTTGTTGGGTGCCATCAAGTATGGATTTGCTTACTTCAACATGCTGAAGGGAAAAAGGGTTGAAGCCTTTGCTGCTTTGCAAGGATCACTGTTAGTTGATCTGGAACGTACAATGCAGGTCGTCAACGCCATCGACAACATGAGTTGTAAATGGGACAAGCAAAAATGGTTTAAGACTTTCAAGATGCGTCTTCAGTATGGTGTAGAGGCAGATCTGATTGAATTGGTTCAGATTCCAAACGTCGGTCATGTCAGAGCAAACAGACTCAAAGACAAAAAGATCAAGACGTTGGGCGACTTCTTGAACTATGATGCCAGCAGCCTTTCTAAAATCATGAAGTGCAGCACTAAGTTAGCAGAAGAAGCCTTGGAAGGTGCGAGGATGATAGAGATACAAGATTCAATTGATGTTTAAGGTGGAATTCACTGGATGCTTGAGGGCTGATGAACTAATTGAGGAGCTTAAGGTTTGATATGTATGAGATATGGGTAAGTGGCTCTCCTTGGTTAAAAAACTTTGACACCAAGGAAAAATGCAGACAGGTGATCATAATGTATGATCCCGATGGGACTTTTGACATAACTGTCAGAAATTCAGAAACTTCAGAGTTTTTGTCAACAGATGAATTGTGGGGGCCGCCTGTTAGAAAGAATGAGCACATAGTAGATTGGGCTTTAGAGGGGTTTTAATCGCCCATCTCTTCAAGTTCTTTTTCTTTGCCGAAAAAGCCTTGTGGGTACTCCATCTTAACCACTGTTTTTTCGTTCATCTTCCAGAATTGCCACCACTTCTTTTTCCCCACCTTTTGGCCTTTGTCGTTTTCTAGCCAGAATTTCACTTCTTGAATATCTCCAGCCATGTCTTCCATTGACTTTGTGGTAGGGTTGAAATACTCGGTTTCATAAAGACATTTGTCTTGTGGTTCCATTGGAACTTTGAATCTTCTGCCTCCATGAAGAACAACAACAGAACATTCTCCAGATTTTGCGTCATAAAGTTGACAGTTATTACAGATACGTTCGATTTGTTTGTTGGACATTGATATTGACTCCCATCTTAAAAAATGGTGAAATGCGTGTCTGCTGACACTCTAATATACCGTAATTTAACCAAAAGACAAAATGTATGTTTTTGATGTAAAAACTTTTACATCAAAAACATACATAGGTCATGGAAAAATCAATTTTACAAGACCTTATTGCAAAAGGTTATTACAGAAAACAAATGGCAGTTGAGTTGGGAGTCCATGTAAATACGATTTACTACTGGATGCTGAAACATAAACTACAAACTGCTCCAAAAAAATTATGCAAGAAATGTGGAACGGATGATGAAAATCATTTCGATCCAGACAGACACAATATTTGTCGTTCATGTAGACATAAGAGATGTAGAGTTAAAAAAGAAAAAGCGGTAGAATACATGGGCGGCAAGTGCTGCAAGTGTGGATACAAAAAATGTTTTGCTGCATTGGATTTTCATCACATAGATCCAGAGCAAAAAGAACATCAGTGGAACACTCTGCGTTTCCAGAGTTGGGACAAGATAGTTGAAGAATTGAAAAAGTGCATTCTTGTTTGCAAGAACTGTCACACAGAAATACATTGGGAGTTAAATAATGAAAATCGTTAATGAAAGCAATTTTGAGTCAGAGACTAAAGAAGGTCTTGTGTTGGTGGATTTTTACGCAGATTGGTGTGGGCCTTGCAGGATGTTAGCCCCAGTTTTAGAGCAAGTAACAGGTGTTAAGATTGTAAAAGTCAATACTGATGAAAACCCAAACTTGGCGGCAGAGTACAGTATTTCATCAATCCCAAGACTGTTGTTTATGAAAGACGGCAAAGTTGTAGATCAACTGGCTGGATTGGTCAGAAAACAAACCATTCAAAGCAAAGTAGACGCTTTGAAAGCACAATAAATCAAGGAGGACTGAGAATGGCATTTGTAATTGGAGTTGCTTCACAGGCACAACACGGCAAAGACACACTGGCTGATCGTCTTTGTGAAAAATTGAACGTGTCTCAACCAAAATGGATGCGATCAGCATTTGCGTCCAACGTCAAACGAGTGTATTGCGAAACATTCGGAGTTGATATGGCTTTTGTTGAAGAGTGGAAGGTGAAAGCGGAAGCTCCTCCCGGATTCGACATGCCTGTTCGACAAGCTCTTCAATTTATCGGAGATGGGTTCCGTAAGATTCGAGGAACTATCTGGTTGGATCTTGCTTTTAGAGATTCAAATCCAAAGATCATTTCAGATGTTCGCTACATCAATGAGTTCACTCGTGTCAAAGATGAGGGTGGATTGAATGTTTTGATTGGCAGGCCAGATAGACTTAATGATGATCCAAATGGATCAGAAGCCCAGATTCGACCGTATATCGACTGGTGCTTCAAAGCGTTCTCTCCCACTGCAAAGTTCGTGGACTTGAGAGATGTTGATTATGAAACCTTAACTGGCGTTTTGCCAGACGCTTCTCAACCGCCAGCAGGGATGAACCTGTTTGATGTATTCGTCAGAAACGACGGAACGATTGATGAACTTTATGACATAGTTGACACCAAGTTGGTTCCGTTTGCGGAACACTTTGTGTTTGAATTCAAAGGAGAAAAAGATGCCGTACATTAAGCAAGAAGACAGAGTTAAGTTTCATACGTTCATTGAAAACACATTGGGCATACTCAATGATCCCAATGACAACCCTTATCTTAAGGGAGAATTCTTTGGGTATTTTGTAAATCGTTTGGTGCGTAAGTTTCTGGGAGTTCCAGATTACACAAGTCCGGCATTCAATTCGACTTTCTTCAACGAAAGCAAGAGGAAGTCGTTGGAGAATGCTGCGGACAGCATCGCTGTAGCTCTCAATCGCACAGACCCGATGTCTGCGGCAGGAGAAATGAACTATGCCATCAGTGCTGTGTATTGGGGCTTCCTTGGAGACTCTACGGCATTTGCACAAGCAGGGTATGGTGCCAGAGCTTATATGAATGGCGTTCTTGACAAGATCATGAGTCAAATTGAAACAGTCAATGTCGGCGGCAACAACAAAGACGCCACTATGGCTTTTCGTCGTCAATTGGTGATTCGTGGAGTGCTTGATCACGTTAAGAACGAAGCTTACAGACGTAACACCATGTGTTACGAAGATGAAAAGCGAATGAAAAATGGAGACATCTGGAAAGCAGGAGCTTTGAACGATGGAAATTGAAAGACAACACATAATGGTCAAGCGTGGCAGCAAGATCATTTGTATGAATGAACAAGGCCAGAACATCGTTGCGGAGTTGCAACGAGATATTTGTTGCTGGCCAGAAGGCATTGACACATTCGATGTCAAGCAATTGGAAGTTCTTGAAGAAGGAGATGATAAGCCTTGAGAGTCTTGTATTCTGACGATGAGGAATTTGATGGAAGAGATGTTGGAATTTTTTTGGCAGGTCCGACTGGCGTGGGTGCCGTGATTCCATCTTGGCGTCCAGTTGCTATCAAAATTCTTGAAGAAGCTGGATTTGAGGGAACAGTTTTAGTTCCAGAGAGAAAAGATTGGTCTGTTCAATTTGATTATACAGATCAAGTTTCGTGGGAGCGAGCAGGATTAGAGCTTGCTTCGGTGATTGTATTCTGGGTTCCTCGGAACATGGAAACAATGCCTGCTCTTACGACAAATGTAGAGTTCGGGTATTGGGTTGCTAAATCCCCCGAACGTGTTCTTTATGGAAGACCAGTTGGTGCTGCTAGCACAAGATATTTAGACTGGTTGATTTCGCAAGAGAATAAAGACGCCGTTGTGTACGACGATCTAAATTTTCTTCTTCTAGCGGCTGTATGCCGTGCCCCTGATTTCAAGGATGAAAGAACTGATGAAACGATGGATTACAGCCGATTGGCATTTGGGTGAAGATCGAATGGCTATCATGCAGAGGCCATTCAAAGATCAAAGAGAAATGATTGAAGTTTTGGTCGAACGACACAATGCAATTGTTGCACCAGATGATCTGGTGTATATGGTTGGCGATGTGTGTTATCAGAAGTACCCAGAGTTTCTGGGAGAAGTAGACCGATTCAATGGCAAGAAAATTGTCTTTAGAGGGAACCATGATCGTGTTTTTACAGACGATCAGTTGCTAAAGCATTTTCAAGAAGTGGTTCCAGAAGGGCAAGGGCTGGAATTGGATGTGGCTGGAATTAAATGCAATGTCACGCATTATCCCAGTCGAGCCGTGCATGATATGTTCAATTTGGTGGGACACATTCACGGAGCTTGGAAGTATCAGTTGAATTCTGTGAATGTTGGGGTGGATGCAAATCATTTTGTTCCACATAATTTGGACGAAGCGATCCCTTTCTTCTTAAAAGCGATCTCAGAATTCTATGATGAAGATGTGTGGGCTGCTTACAATGCAGCAAATAGCCCCTATGTCGGTATCCGTGGCAAAAAAGGGGTATATTTCACCGGATAAGGAGAAACATGAGCGGCTTGATAAAACCACGTGAAATGAATTATGTTCCCAAGCGGTGGGGCTGGGAACTTTGGATTTGCAACAGTGAAAAATATTGTGGGAAGAAGCTGTTCATTAAACAAGGCTGGTGGTTGAGTTACCATCACCACGATCTAAAAGATGAAGTCCTTTTTGTTGAGTCTGGTCTCATTTGGATGACCTATGGCTCTGATGAAAAGGACTTTTCTTATTTGCAGATGAATCCGGGTTATGCTTTTCATGTAGAGCCCGGCTTGAAACATCAAATACAGGCTATCGAAGACACTGTAATTTTGGAATTCTCAACTCAACATTTTGATTCTGACAGTTATCGAACAACAATGGATTTGGTTGCTAATCATGAATCAGGGGCTATTTGAAATAAAGGCATCTATGGAAGAACAAATTAAGCTATTGCAGAAAATTAGCATTCAACTTGATCAAATCATAAATCTATTGCAACAACAAATTGATGAAGCAAAACCTTTTGTACCGCCAGACTGTGAACATCTATGATAAAAATAAAGAACTGCCGATATGGACCAATGCTCTATCCGGCTAACGATAAGTGGACTGGCAGATCTTTTGATTTGTATGGAGAATGTTACGAGAAGCAAATTGCTTTGATGTTACGATTTATCAAATCAGGGGATGTGGTTATTGATGCTGGTGCGAATATTGGTGACATGACAATCCCGTTGGCTCAAAAAGCAGACACTGTAATTGCTTTTGAGCCACAAGAGTTTTTGTATTATACAATGTGCGGTAACATTGCCGCAAACAATCTGTACAATGTTAGAGCACATTGTAAAGCCGTAGGAGATGTGTCTGGCAAGAAACTTTTCTGTCCATCGCCATTGCTGAAAAATGACATTGGAGTTCCATTTTACGATGAAGAGATGCAGCACTATGGCGGAGTTTTTCTAACAGAAGAGCCTCGTTTCGATTCTGATTTCGAAGTTGAAACAATAGCTTTGGATGATTTGAATCTTAATACGTGTGATTTCATCAAGTTAGATATTGAAGGCGATGAACTTAAGGCATTGGTTGGAGCGAAAAAGATTATCGAGGAGTTCAAACCAGTTATGTTCATAGAATCAATGCCATGGACTCTGCCAAAATTAGGAGAGGCCATTTTGAAGATGAACTATGTTCATAGATCAATCAGAGTTAAGTTTTACAATCCAGATAATTTTTTCAACAATCCGGTTGATGAACTCAGAGAAGCACATAACCCAGATGTTCCAATGATGTCTAGTGATATCATCTGTTATCATAAAGACTTTCAGTCTGAGATGGATGCGATATACTTCAAAGCAGTTAAGGAAATTTTATGAAAAATTATCACATGGATTTGGTTAGAGCTACAGAAGCTGGAGCGATTCATGCGGCAGAATGGGTTGGTCGAGGCGACAAAGAAGCGGCTGATCTGGCAGCAACAGAAGCGATCAGAGATCGTCTGAACAAGATTGATTTTTGTGCTCAAATAGCCATCGGAGAAGGAAAAAAAGATGAATCACATGGATTGTATCAAGGTGAGATTGTGGGCTTGAACAGATCTGTTGATTTTCAAGCAACAGATTACAATGATCCTTCGACTTACAGAGAAGATTGTTCTGGAGTTCCAGATTATTCCATTGCTATTGATCCCATCGAGGGTACAACGCCAACTGCCAAAGGCGGGTATGAAGCGATGTCTGTGATCGCATTGGCTAATGTCGGAGCGATGTATCAGACTGAAACTTTCTACATGAACAAGCTTGCTGTTGGGCCGCAAGTCGCTCAATACATACAGCCAATTAGCCTTGATCAAGATCCCGCTACAAATATTGCAATAGTTGCTGCTGCTCTTGGGAAATCTCCACAACACGTCACTGTTTGCGTTCTGGATAGACCTCGTACAAAGCCGCTGGTGGAAGAACTCAGAAAGATCGGCTGTAGGATCAAATTCATCTCAGACTGCGATGTGACTGCTTGTATTGCGACCTGTGTGCCAGATAGCGGCATCGACATGTATTGGAGCATTGGTGGTGCCCCCGAAGCAGTAATTTCAGCCGCTGCCATGAAGTGTATGGGCGGTATGCTTCAATGTCGTGAAATGACAATCAGCGGAGATTCTTGTTACGCTCTGGAAGAGAGAATTTTGAAAATAGAGGATCTTGTTAACGGCCCGTGCATGTTTGCTGCTACCGGAATTACAGATGGCCAGCTTCTAAAAGGCGTAAGATTTACGACAAATGGCCCTGTGACAAATTCAATTGCGATGAGATCTGAGAGCGGAACAATCCGTAGAATGATTACAGAACACGGCAATTGATCGGTGTCTGCCTAAATACTGGTATGATAACGGCAGACAATCTTTATAGCTTAGACTATCTCTATCCGAGGATCTTGATCCTTGAATTGATCGAAAAAACCAAGGGTTGTGCCGTGGTCTGGGATAGATTGCGTCCCAGCGTCTACAAAACACATTGGCAAGTTGATAACAGGTATTATAATGTAACTCTGACTTACCTGAAAACGACTCACAGAATAGACTTCATAAGAAACGGAAGGTCTATTTACAATGTAGATTCTTTTGCTGTTGCGGAACTTTCTGAACTGTATCAGATTGTTGAGATTTATCTGGCACAAGTTGATGAATCTCTGATGGCCATTCAAAATCAACTTGATTGTACCCGTATTTCTAGGTTGAGGTCTTATGGCGGAGTAGTCGGTGGCGGCACAAGTATATTTTCAAAATTGAAGAATCCGGCTATCGCTACTGGCGGTGTGAAAGTCGGAGGGTTGTCGGTTTCTCGTAGTTTCATTCCTGCACGTGGTGGAGTTGTTGTTGGAGGAACTGGAATTCTATGACAGATAATTTGCTTGAATTACTATCGTTGCAGCCAGACATCATTGTCGCTGAATTGATCGACAAAACAAAACGATGTGCGATCACTTGGGATCAGATATCTTACACAACTTATTCTTCGGCGTTTTTGTGGAAGAATGATTGGTATGATGTTTACACGACTCAGACTCAATATGGTTACGTGTTGGATGTTGTAAGAAACAAGAGAAAAGTATTCAATCTGAATTCTTACACAAACGATCAAGTACAAAGTTTGTATTACGTGATCACAGATACGATGAAGTATCAGACAATTAAAGAGATCATTCAGGATCTCAATACTTTGGCTCCTTGTACTATCGTGCCAAAACAATCAGCTAATGATGAAGATGGCGGAGTTTTAGTAGGTGGATCTGGCGTTGTTTCAGTTGTCCATGCTGCTCAACCGATATTGTACATGGCTGCTCCAGATACCGCTGGAGGAAGTTTACAAGCCATGTTAGACTCATTCCAAATCAACACTATATTGACTGGTCGATACAATATAGATGATGTGGCGGCAGATACAGCTTATGGTAAGATTTTTTGGACACAAAATGAGCAGAACGGCGGAAGACCTAGCGGTTGTGTTCTTTATTCTTGTAATTTGAATGGAACTGGAGTTGCCACTGTTCTTTCGTTGCCAACCTATGATAAAGTGAATGCAATAGCATTAGATGTCTTTAATCATCACATTTATTACATACAACAAATACTGTCTGGGTCGAACAGTAATACGGTGTACGACGTAAGAAGATGTGATTACGATGGAAGCAATATTGTCTCTGTATCAGATGGGAACACTTACATTTGTTCTCCAACGTCAATCTGCATCGACACAACGCATGAATATGTGTATTGGTGTGACAACTTTGGTTTGACAGAAGGGTATGTTCATCGAGCCAATTTTGATGGTTCTGGAGTTATGACATTGATGTCAACTACTGGATATGTCAGGGCTCTATTTGTGTGGGGAGATTATCTGTACCTTGCTGGTGTAGGTCTTTTTGCAAGAACAAATCTTGGAGGTGGAGGGCAAGAGTTTTTTCCAACAGCAGGACTGTCAATTCTTGATTCGATTACTGTCTATGGAAGCACAATTTACATGTCAGATATTGGAATCAATTATGTTGTCAGCACAGATTCAGAAGGTGCAAATTTACAATATCTGTCTAGTGATTTGTTGAGAAGAACAGGTCTTGGATCGGCTTAACTATATTAGAGAATGGAAAAATCAGACATTCTAAAAGCGGCTTCGAACGCTTACTACGTCAACGCCAACATGATCAAGTTTTTGTTGGTAGAGAATTTGGCTCTCAAGACTCTTCTTCATCAAAAGGGATTGATTACTCCAGAGGAATACAAAGGCTATCAAGAGCAAGCTGGAGCGATTCTATCAATGAAAGAAGAGAAGCAGATGCTTCTCTTCTTTCAAAAAATCATGGAGAATCAGGCTACTCCTCCAGAAGCTTCTGAGGATAACTCGGAGGCGGCAACTCATAAAGATTAAACTCGTCGGCGTTTTCTGTCATGCCGCCGCCACCTTTGCCCTTGCCTTGGCCTTGTCCTTTTGGACCTTTGCCATCACCGCCTTCGCCACCTTCACCCATGCCTTTACCTTTTTTCTGGCCATAAGCCTTTTCGCCTTTTCCAATTTTTTCTTGGATTTTCATGGCTTGTTCATGGCCGTTTTTTGTGTAAGGAGTTTTGTGTAATCTTGGTTCATCATTGATGTTTTTGTGCTTGCTTGTCAGATACCAAGAATGGTTGGCTTTAGCTGGTTCGATGTCTTTGAGCCAGACATAGATTGAACCATCAGATCCAGTCTTTTTGTTTGGCTCATCTACAACAACCCATTTGATTTCAAATTTGTTTGGGATGGAATCAGTTGTCGGCCAACCTTGAAGTTCATCTAACGATTTCCACAACAAAATTGAGAATCCACAAGCAAACACGACAGCGAATGCTTTAAGAATCCACCAGCCTTTGGAACCAATGATGATCCACAAGGCCAAAGAAGCCAGAATGATGAATGTTAAAGGAATTGCGAATGTTTCTATCATCGTGTTGCCTCCGGGTTCTCTGGGTTTTCTGGCGGTACATACTGTGGGTACTCCACATTTGTTTGAACTTGTGAACGAGCCAAATCCTTGATCAATTCGTTGATGCTGGTGACATCGCCGGTTTTATCAAGCGTAAATCTAAAGGCTGTTTTTTCGTCTCCAAGTTTGCCTAACACAACCTCTTTGATGTTTGAAGTTTTAAGAGAAGGATTGATCTTTTCAAGCTTGACAGTGACTGGACACAAATCTTCTTTGTCTCTTTTGGTATACATGTGTACGTTAACCACATACTCTCCGGGAACGATGCCTCGAATGGTTAATGTTTCTCTGTTTTCTTTAACTTCAAAAGCCTTGCCGTCAGCCATAGTGATTCGGTCATTGTTCTTGCCGATATCATCTCGATCAAGGTGCATGAGTCCTTGTTCTCTGGCTCTGAAAAACACAAGATTTCCAAGAGGATCTTCAACATAGGTGTCTACGTCATTGTCAGAATCTTTATCCCATGTGACTGTGATCAAGAATTCTGCTTTGGATTCAACCTTGTTATTCTTTTCTTCGATCTTCTTGCTCATCATCAAGAAGGATAGCATGAACAAGCAGATGAATATGCCCAACAGATTTGTAGACAAGTCTGTCATGGCAATACCGGGGCCATATTGATCTTTATTCATTTTCTGCCATCCTTCTGGTGTGTCCCAAGTTGATGTATTGAAGCTTCAATAAGAAGCTGCACACCAATCCGGCCAATGTTGTATAGAGTGCTGTGGACATACCGTAAACTAGACCAGAAATCAATTTCTGAACAGCTACGCTATCAGCTACGTCAATTCCAACAAATCCTTTGAGGGCATACACGATACCAACAACAGTTCCAATAAATCCCCAGACTGTGAATTGTTCTGCGATGAACCATCCGACTTCTTCAAGGTTTCTTGTCTTGGAGACGTTGACGGGGATTCCTAGAATCTCTGTGCGATTGACGTGATGGCTTAAGACAAATGTCTTGATACCACACCAGATTGAGGTAAGGACAAATACGACTGCAATACTTACGCTAATGTAAGACCAGTCTTTGTCCATGATTTCGGCAAACAGTCCAAAACTGTTACAAAAGTATGCTCCTACCGATGTGACTGCCGCAATCAACATCCATCTCAGGAACGCAATGTGTTTGACCATCCTTCAAACCCTTTCTGTGATAAACTCACCCGGTTAATATAGTCAATCTTTTATAATTTGTTCTTGCTGCTTTTTTACTTTGGATTTAAGCTTGCCAAGCCCGACTTCAGTTTGAACGGCAAATTGCCATCCATGAGTCATAGCATGATCATTCATAGATCCCCATTTTGCTCTGTTTTGTTCATAAGCTGTCTGGTTGGCAGGTTTAATCTCCCATATTTCCGTACTTCCGTCAATAAAGTTTACCCGGATGTCTGGAATATAGTCGTGCCAAGCTCCTTGGTAATAATATGGGACTTTGAATGGTTCGGCAACGAAGTTAGCCACATCACGATCAGATTCTAAAAGTTCATAGAATTCGCATTCCATTCCTGATCTGTAAGGAATATCACAACCGCTTTTTCTTGATGTGAATGTTCCTGTGCGGAATGAAACTTTTTTCGTGGTCTTCTTCTTTCCACCATTAGAACTGAAGTCTCGCCATATTGCTACACGAGTTTGGACGCCTTTAGGCATAATTCTTTTGGGATGCTTGGCTTTGTAGTGCGTTGTAAGATCACGGACTGGAGCATCGCAATCAGGGCACTTTATGAATTCTCTGCCTTCTTCATGGGTTCCAATGATGTGTTCTTTGTATGTGGCGAAATCGTCATAATTTCTGCCGCACACAAAGCACTGCCATTTTCTGGAACTTGATTTGCCAGCATCTTCAAACAATTTTGACATTACTTTCCTTAATCTCGGCAAATAGGCAGATTTTGTACAAATTGAATTGTTTCTTTGAGCTTGGCATCTAGCTGCAATACGATCAATTCTACGATTTCATAAAGCTCTTGAGTCAAACTGCTGCGGCCAGTTCTTGGAAGTGGACCTTCCTCGATTGAGATGTAAGCCACGGAATCTTTTTTGATGTCAAGAGTCCATTTTGCCGATGTGTTGCCAATTGGGGTCTTGGTGATGTAGAAATCCCAGTCCAACAAAGTGATTGAATCTGTTTCTGTGGAATGGAATTGGAATCCACCCACATGAGTCCATGTCATACCGCACGACTTTGTTTTTTCAATAAGCTCACGCACCAAGGCTTCATTGTATAGATCTTGTAGTTCAAGTAGTGATGGCATTTATTCCTCGTCTGCTCTTGTGAAATTTGGAGCATCATCTGGGTCTCTTTTTAAGAATCGAGAAAAATCAATAAGATTGAATGTTTTCTTTTGTTTGGGGAAAGCTTTTTCTCCAAGTTTTTCGACTTCTTTGTGAAGCAGTTCTGAGACCGCTTCTTTATCTAAGATTTTGATCTTTTTCAAATCTTTGTGGCTGAATATGTTTTGGGAAGGATCTCCAATTACTGATCTTTGCAAATTATGAGCGGAAAAATTTGCTTCTTCTTTCCACCCAGAAGGCAGATCATCATCTGGATGTTTCATTTTTGCGAAGACAACTCGACTGTCTTCTCCGGCCCCAAAAATGTCTTTTCCCTTCTTAAAAAAGAACACGAAGGGGGCGATGAGTTCGTTGACTCTGCTGTCAACCTCATTTTCTGTAATCATCCATTTCTTAAATTTCATTTGATTTTATAATTCCAGTAATATCAGACCAGTTTGTTCCGTTTATGATATTGCAAATTGTCGCTGTACTGACATCAAACATAATGCTGATATCTTTTTGTTTCCTGCCAGCATTATGTAGAGATATCACCTCAAGAACATTTTTTTTACTTAGTTTTGCACTGTGTTTTTTATTAGGCTCTGTGTAATTTTCAGATTTTGTCTTGTACCTCATATCCTCTATTTCATTATGTTTATTCACCATGTCCATGAAGTCTTTATAAGAATTTGAGTATATGACAATTTCTGGTTTTCCTTTATTTTGTCTCACTCCACATGCAGGTAGTCCGAGTTGCTTTATTTTATATGACAATATCTCACATTCATCAAACGTGAATCCAAGTGTGTGGAATACAGCATTTCTGCTTTTGTATTTACTGTTACCATTGTAAAGATTTGACCCATCGTCCAAAAACCAAACTGTTAGCGACAATGGAGTAAGCACAATATCTTCTGGTACTATCTTAATTCTTCTGTTTTTGTAGAATTTGTAATTTCCGGCTTCATCTCTTAAGTACCACTGTTTCTCTAACTCTTTAATCTCTGGTGATGAAAGAGTTCTCATTACCCATACATCAGATTTTGTGTTTTTGTCCATAATTGGGCTATTTGTTGATTTGTTGAACCCTTTAATCGTCGCTCTTTTTTCGACTTTTAATGGCAATGAAAATGGTTCAAGTGTCAGATGCTTCCATTTTAAGTAATTCAGTTGTGCTGGACAGTGTGCGTCTCTAAATGCACTGTTGCCATTTCCATAAACCTTCGTAAGACTTCCGTCTCCGAGCAATGATCCGATGATTATTTCACGTTGTTTTTTGTTTAGCATCACATCCGTATGTAGACATCAATTGTGTAAATTTTTCAATATGAGATTTCATGATCGTCATGATACATACCATACAATGCTACGATTTAGAGAATTTGTAAAAGCCAAGCCGTTTAACTTTCGTCTTCGTGAAGAAGATGCGGCTCCTACTCCGTCTGCTCCGGTTCCAACTGATCCTCAAGGTGGTGGAACCAAGACAAACAAGTACCATTTTGACAAACTACAGGATGAGCTTGATATTGATGATCAAGCCATGAAAACTGCCTTTGCAGGACCGCAAACCCTTTACAAAGTGCCGGATTATGGCTGGGGATTTAGAGTCCAACCGCCAGTTCAAGCTTTGGTCAAGGAAGATGGAAACGGTCAGTACAAAGTAACATTCATGTTACAGCAGTCCAGTAAGAGAAAAATGATGCTGCCCTACAAAGATGGTGAGCGGCCAACTTATTATGAAGGTCCAGTTGAAAACAAGACAGTCATGATGAATAAAGAAGAGCTAGCAGATCTAATGGTTCCACCGTATGAAGCTGCCGCTGCTGGTGCTGGCGGCATGGGTGGAGGCCCACCAATGGGCGGAGGAGCACCTCCGGGCGGTCCTTTGGCTGGCGGAATGCCTCCAATTGGAGGAATGTAATGAAGTTTAAGGAGTGGATGCAGATTCAAGAGGTTGGCACATCTACCAGTTGCATTGCTGGATTCAGCAGAATGACATTGCCAATGGTTCGTCGTATGTGGCCGATGGAATGGGGCAGTTGGAAAGAGGATCGTAAGAAAAAGAAGCCTCTGGAACAGCCTCAAGTCAAAGAAGATTATGGCTTGTAGATAATCCAACTGTTTACAACATATTCATTTGTTGTTCTGTCATTGATTGTCGTTTCAAAAATCAACTGGTGCAATTCACAAAATTCAGCTACTGCTTGTTGAATTTGTGGTCCATTGCTGTAGTCGTGTCCAGACAATATTCCTCCGCTTTTTATCTTTGGCCACCAAAGTTTCATCTGTAAAAATGTTTCTTCGTATGTGTGAGAAGAATCAATATAGACAAAATCTATGCTGTTATTGTTAATGATTTCAACAAATAGTTCTGCTGCTTGTCGCACAATAACAGAATGGCGGCTAAATTTTGCAAGAGCACTGCATGTTGCGTTGTAACATGCTTGAGCGTGTTCTTCGCTTAAAAACCCCGGATATTCCATAGACCATGGGTCTACAGAGAAGAGAAGCGATAGCTTGCTGTTTTCCAATAGATATCTGGAAAAGCACCCGGAACCAACGCCAATTTCAACTCCAACACCAGAAAGCAAAGGAGCCAGATCAAGGCGTGTTTCCATTAAGACAAACCTTTTCTTGTTTCGGCATCATGAACTCCTGTGTCCATTTCAATGTCGTCTGCTAGCATGTCTCCGCCGCCGTATGGGTCTGTTCCCATGTGGGACAGAGCTTCAGCCATTTTGCGTTCTTGTTTGACTTTTGGGATATTGTGCTTGAACCGGTAGTCGTGTCCGCTTGATCCGCTATTCCAGCGATCAGTTCCTTCTGGATTTGCAAAAGCAAAGTGTGATGCTGACATCAATTTGTTCTTTCTTTTAGATCCACATTCTGGACAAACAACGTCTTTGTACTTACCAGTTTCATCAAAGATGGCTAAAGCATCGTAATTGATTTTGCACTTTTTGCATTCGAATTCATATAGTGGCATGTTTCCTCCACGATATATGAGTTATGCCTTTGTGTTTTCTTCTGAAACCTCTGGAGGCTCTGGATGATCTTCTGTAATTGTCTTTAAGCTTTGATAAATGACTGAAATTTCTTTTAGTTTAGAAGCAGAGCTTTTGAATCTCCAAAGCCAATAACTTTCAGCTATCTTTATTGCTTTGTCTAGCAAGTGATATTTAAGTTCATTTTGAGCCATTCCGAGGTGCATTGCTTGAAGAATGTCTGAGTTTTGAAGAAAGGCAATTGTACCGTCTTCTAGTTCATAAAAATCTTCATCGTCATCGTCGTCATCATCATCATCGTCATCATTACTAAAAAATGGCTTTTCATTCTCGGGATCTTCGTTGAAAAATCTATCCATAAAAACCTCAAACAACCACGCTGTAAAGGGTACACATTTTCTTCCACAATTCAATGATTCTATTCTCACTCGATGTCATATCTGCTGTCATTAACCCATTGGCATTTGAAAACGGACAACCTTTCAGTCTATCTATCCATTTGCCGCATCCTTTACGATACGATACAATTGATCTTATTTCTTCTGAATCTTTAGCCTCAGAACACAGGCTTTTTTCCTGTACTTTGATCGTATCTCCGTCTAACAAAAATGAATTCATCATTTCTGGTATGTTAGGTTGTTTCAGAAACCATACATCATTATCGAATATTTGTGAACTGGAATTAAGTTGTTCTAACAGTTTCTGATCTAAAACGTCAATCGTCATAATAAGTTCTTTGACGACCAAGACTGGCCCTTCAATGATTTTTTGTGAAATTGCTTTACCTATGGAATCCAATCGAGAGGCAATAGGATTTTCTGTATCAAACGGGCTGTGTCTTATCACAGGCACGTTGATTCGCTTTGTCCACTGGAAATATTGAAACGGTGTTTCTGAGTTTCTAGCACAACTGATAGCAACTTTGGCATTTGGCAGGTTTTTGTAGATTGAGTACCAAGTAGCGAAGGTTTGCCAGTCTTGCCCAGTTTCTGTGGTAATCAATACAGACAGGTTGTTTCCGCTTTCTGTAATCATCCAATAAAATAGTCTGTTGACTTGAAAACCCAGTTTAGTTAAGCTTTCAGGCTAATAGGCAGAACTCAGCGGCACCCCGCTGGCGGTTTGAGACACCGACTGTTGCGTTTGGCGAAACGACTAAGAGGAACAGCAAGATTTATGATGCCAATGCGTAACGAGGAAGTCTCTTTTTATTTTGGTCCAAAAATCACACAAGGAAGTCACGATGAATTTGATGAAGCCTTACGATATTGCTCTGCAACAAATCCTTGAAACAGGAGCAGACCGAACAAACAAGAGGACCAACATCAAGACAAAATCCATTTTCGGAATGTGTAACAGATACCGATTGGATACAGATTATTTCCCCATCCTGACTCGCCGCAAGGTCTGGCCGAAGTCGGTTTTTGCAGAACTTCTGTGGTTTCTCTCAGGCAGCACCAACAACGAAGATCTGAAGAAGGTCGGTTGCAATTTTTGGACTCCTTGGGTTGATCATGAATGGGAGAAGAAGAACGGATTCTCCGAGAATACTTTTGGCCCGGTCTATGGCTTCCAGCTTCGTCATTTCGGCGGCGAATATGGGAATGGCATTGGCGGCAAATCAGGAACAACAGAAACATGTTGCCCTAATCAAGAAGCAAATTTGAAGGGTGATTCTGTTTACGGAGCAGGTGGCTTCGATCAACTCGCATGGGTTGTCAACCGGATCAAGGAAGACTCTTCCTGTCGTCGTACACTCTGGACCCTGTGGAATCCACAGGATGTGGCAAAGATGCGTCTGCCGCCGTGCCACATGCTCTATCAAGTCTTGGTGGATGATGATCGTCGTTTGACCGGCATCATGTATCAGAGAAGCTGTGATTTCCCTGTTGGCGTTCCAGCGAACATCCAGTTTTACAGTGCTCTCACGATGATGATCGCACAACAAACCGACTGTACGGCTCATGAGTTTGTTCACATGACAGCAGACAGTCACGTTTATGGAGACCAGATTCAGGCCATGGAAGAGTATCTTCAATTGCCTGAGCTTGATTCTCCAAAGCTCAAAATCAACAAAGCTGCTGACATTTTCAGTTACAAGCTAGAAGATTTTGAGATTACAGATTTTGTCAGTGGTCCAAAACTGGAAATTCCAATTGCAGTTTAAGGTGGTCATGATGATTACAATACTTGTGGCGTATGATGACAATAGGGTGATTGGCGACAAAGGTGGTATTCCTTGGAAAATTTCCGAGGAGTTCAAACACTTCAAAAAGACAACTGTTGGCAATCCAGTCATCATGGGAAGAAAGACTTGGGACTCTCTTCCTGAGAATTACAAGCCTTTGCCAGATCGCCCAAACATCATTGTCAGTAGAAATGCAGACCTTCTGGAGAAAGAGTGGTATGCTAGGCTGACAGCAAAGAAGAACACAGCCCTGACATTTTTTGAGCATACTCTTGAAGAGGCCATTGATTTTGCCAGTGTGTCATGCCCATATAAAGAGATTTTCATCATCGGTGGTGGAGAGATATACAAGCAAGCTATCGACAAAAAACTGGCTGATAGAGTGCTGGCATCAGAGATCAAAGGAACTCATAAAGGAGATACATTTTTTCCAGAACTTCCACTTCAAGGGATGGAACTTGTGAAATCTCGCAAGGTAATTCAGGAGTTCGATGAGTTTTGTGTTGTCGAATACGCTTTGTAAAGTTTGTGTTCTAAAATTCTAAAGTTCTAAAGCCACTGGTGATCACCAGTGGCTTTTTTTGTTTTTGTACTCTCATAAGACATTATGGGAGGGCAAATGAATTTATTGAATGAGTTTTTGCAGAAGAACAGAGAGAGAAGAATTAAGGTTCATTGTGTTGGGGACGCAATGATTGATGAATACTATGATGTGAAAGTAAATCGTATTAGTCCAGAGTTTCCCATGCCAATCATGTTATCTGCTAACGATTGGCCCATTAGGAAACCCGGTGGAGCGGCAAATGTTGCCTATCAATTCAAACATTTTAATGCTGACTCATTGTTGGTTTGCTGGTGCGATGATTTGGGCAAAAGTGTTTTTACAGATCATGGGATTCGATGGGGTCATGCTTTGGCTTCTGGATGCTGCACACTGCCTATTAAACGAAGGTTTTTAGATAATGGTGTGCAAGTGGTGCGTCACGACATAGAGACCCCATTATGTGGCTTGGATGAACATGTTGTTGATTTTGCGACAACCCAAATCACAACAATCATTCAGAAGTCATTTAGGCCAGATGTGGCAATATTGTCAGACTACAACAAAGGCTTTTTCTCAAGCGAAGAATATCGAGTGCTCGATTTCTATAGAGATGTTACAACTATTGTAGACCCCAAGAGAGGTCCACTTTCAAAATGGAAAGGTTGTACGATTTTCAAGCCTAACAACAAAGAAGCGACAGATCTTACTGGCAGAACTCAATGGAAGGAACAAGCTAAGCATTTGCAAAACGAACTAGAATGTGAAGCTGTAGTAATTACATTTGGAGGAGATCGAGTATCTGGTATCTGGAATGGAGACTTCTTCAATTTTAAGCCAGAGCGTTCAGTTGTCGTGGAGAGTGTTGTTGGTGCTGGAGATTGTTTTGCTGCATTTTTTGCCATGGCTATTGGACATGGATTTTCTGTACCTGAAGCTGCTGAGATTGCTTGGAGTGCTGGAGCCAATTATGTCAAAAACAAGAGAAACAGACCGATAACTCCTGCCGAGCTATCTCTGGATGGAATCGTTGATTCAATTGATTTGATCAATCGTGATTTCAAATTGGTGCTCACAAATGGCTGCTTCGACTTGCTTCATGAAGGACATTTGAGAACTTTAGAATTTGCCAAAAGCAAAGGTGATAAATTGGTGGTGGCAATCAATTCAGATGCCAGCGTCAAAAGACTTAAAGGTGAAAAACGACCCATCAAACCGCTTGACCAAAGGATGGCGGTGATGAGTGCTTTGAAGATGGTAGATTTCGTTGTGTCTTTTGATGAAGACACTCCATTGAATCTGATCCAGACCATTAAGCCAGATGTACTTGTGAAAGGATCAGATTACAAAGAAAGTGAAATTGTTGGGGCAGATATTGTCCCAGAAGTATTTCGTGCTCCGATCATTCAAGGTCTAAGCACTACCAATTTCGTTTCTTAAGTTACTTGACGCACTTGCAATTTACACAGGTGCATTTGCCATCTTTGCAGCATGTGCATTTGCCATCTTTGCAGGTACATCCATTTTTACAGCAAACGCAACCATCTTTGCAACAATTGTTGTGGCAACCAGCAAAACAAACACAAAAGGCAACGCCCATTCCAAGAACAAATGATAGAATATGTTTCATATTAGACCTCCAGTAAGAGTACAATTTATCTATGCGGAAGAAGCTCATAAACAAAGTAGCCAAGAAAAAATCAGAGGGGCATTGTTATTTCTGCGAAGAAGAGGACTATGCACTGCTACAAGTTCATCGAATAAATTTTGAGAATGATATAAATGAATACACAGATTGGAACACAATTGTTGTATGTGCAAATTGTCATTGCAGAATTCATGATAGCCAAATTGTCATAGACAGAAAATACTTCTCAACATCTGGGCGGTGGATATTGCACTATTGGCTTGTCGATGGGGACATTAAGGAAGAATTTTGGCAGTGATGATTCTGACAAATGATTCCTCGAACAATTGTTCTTTGCCGAACGTCTTTTTGTGGCATGGTTCGCATAGTGTGATCCCATTGCTTGGAATCAATGATAGTTCTGGATGATCAACAATCCGTTTGACATGGTGAGCATTGAGAACCACAGGATGCCCTGCGTGCGATCTGTCTCCGCATTGCTGACAAGTCCAATTGTCTCTGGAAAACACTTCTTCTCGCCACAATTTCATTTCAGGTGTTTCACGTAGAGATTTATTTTGGTTCTTTATATCAGACCTGTCTTTCTTCCATCTCGGATGTCCCTCTTTTTTCTGAAACCCATACTGGCACTTCTTAGAGCAGAATTTGTGGACATAACCACGATCTTCCGCCCATTTTGCCTCGCCCACTTGAACAGAATATTCTGTTTTGCAAGCATCGCACACAAGAGATATTCTGGTCTCTCTGGCTGTGTTGGCACATTTGACTGAGCAGAATCTTTGAGTGCCTAACGATGGTTTGAATGAGTTACCGCAGTGATCGCATGGTATTTCTTTAAGATAAAACCGAGGATGATTTTCTCCACGCATTGACTCTGAATGCCAGTTGCCAAAACATGTTTGATTGCAGAAATTGTGATCACGCAACTCACTTGTGACCTTTGTGATTGTTGCATTACAATAATCACAATTTGTTTCAATTTTAGAACCTCTCCATTGCTCCAAACAAAGTTTAGAACAGAAGTTGTTCTTCCTGACATGACTTGGTTTCTTGTGGAATTTTTTTATTACAGACATCGCATTGTATGGTTGGCATTTTTATCTCACATGAATCAACTATCTTATATTAACACAACTGTCCGATAAATACAACAGAGAAATGGTTGTAGCTTTAATAAATAAGGCATGAACTTCAAAACATGGCTTAAATCTAACGAAACGACAATGAATTCGGCAGGCGTCGATACTCAGCCAACACAGTCACAAGATGCTACTGACACGGCTGCTAAGTCGATTATCTCTAATCCGTCTTTTGCCCCATTGCAAGCCAAGTTGACTGGCACTGCTGGAAGTCCGAGTGGCCATAGAAACCAGTTAGTAAAAGCCGTCACTGGAGATTTCAAATCTGTTGTTCCACAACAGGTGGCTCCTTTGACATCTCCTGCTCCAGTAGCATTCAACATACAGAATTCACTTGGTTTGAATCTTGGCATTCCTAAACCAAAAACAAGTTTCATGAAGAGGAAATAATGAAATTCAAAGAATTCTTACAGCTTGAACTTGATGGGTTGTTTGGAAACGTCAATGGTGATCTTGGTATTTTTCAGAAGCAGCTAAAAGACTGTAAACCTGTAAAAAACAAAGGTTCTACAGTTAGCAGGATGAGTTCTGTAACTAAACCAAGTATGCCAGCTAGACCTGCTGGACTTAGTTCTTACAAAAAGCCAATGACGATTCCGTCATTACTTTCATAATTCTTTCAAATACCTATTGTATTGAATTTATTCTTCAGATATACTCTTGATGTTATGGGTGGGTTCGACTCACTCTTCTTCTAAAAAAAGGGGTTTTCTATGGAGAATGACACAGTCTTAAAGAAATTCGCAGAACTGTATGATCGTAAAGAGTTCCTCACGTTAAACGAGGAAATGTCTTTCGAGCAGTATCTCGAAAAGGTTCGGTCGAACCCAAAGTTGGCAAGAAATTCATTTCAGTATGTATATGACATGATCATGTCGAAGGGGACCAGCACCTTCGAAAGATATCGAAAGACTTACACTCGATATCACTTCTTCAACGATAACGAGATTCCTATCTTCGGTCTCGAAGAAACTCTTCAGGATCTCGTGGACTTCATTCACGGTGCTGCTGGAAACTATGGAACAGAACGCAGAGTTCTGTTGCTGCACGGCCCGGTAGGATCATCTAAGTCCACCATTTGTCGCCGACTCAAGAGAGGTCTTGAGCACTACTCTCGTTCCGATGTCGGTGCATGGTACACCTTTAAGTGGGTGAATCTGCCAACCGAAGCTGATGACAATGGTCTTGCTGTTTTTACAGAGGCAATGGACATTTCTCCGTTGAATGAAAATCCTCTGAAGCTCATGCCTAAGAACATGCGTGATGAGTTCCTCAAAGAAATCAATTCTGCTCATCATGAGATGTCAACTGACGAAGATCGTGAGAACATTTACAGGTTGATTTGTGATGGAGATCTAAATCCTCGCTGCAAACTGTTCATGAAGCTGCTTTTGGATAGATACAAGGGCGATTGGCTTAAGGTTGTTTCGGAACACATCGTTGTAATTCGTCGTGTCCATTCTGAAATTGACCGATGTGGCATTGGCACCTTTCAGCCGAAGGACGAGAAGAACCAAGACAGCACTGAATTGACAGGAGATATCAACTTCCGTCATATCGGTAACTACGGTTCTGACTCTGATCCTAGAGCGTTCAACTTCGATGGAGAATTTGAAATCGCCAACCGTGGCGTTTGTGAATTCATTGAAATGTTGAAGCTGGCAAATGAGTTCCTCTACGATTTGCTTGGTGTTGCACAAGAACATCAGATCAAACCAAAGAAGTTCTCACAGATCGTGGTGGATGAATTGATCATTGCTCACACCAACAATCCTGAATACGAGAAGCTCAAGAACAATCAGTTCATGGAAGCTCTTCGAGACAGAACTGTGAAGGTGGATGTTCCTTACTTGACACGTTGGACTGACGAAATCAAGGTTTTGGAACAAGATTACGGTCCCGGCAAGATCAAACAACACATCATGCCACACACTCTGGAAATTGCCGCACTCTTTGCGGTCTTGACCAGACTTCAAGATGATCCAGATGGAAAGCTTGATCTTCGAGACAAGGCCAAGTTGTACGATGGCAGAAGTCTGCCCGGATGGACAGAAGACTCTGTGAAGGAACTTCGTGACAGATATGTTGATGAAGGTCTGACGAGTGGTGTCTCTGCTCGTTTCACTCAGAGTGGAATTTCAAACTGTCTGGCTCGACACAAGAAATACGTCAACGTGTTTCATGTGATGAGCGAACTCAAGGAAAGTCTTGGTGTATCTTCTCTGATCACCAAGGTCGAAGACAAGAAGAGATATGAGTTCTGTGCCGAGTTGGCCATCAAGGAACTGGACGAAATTCTCAAGAATGAAGTTCAGCGTGCTCTTGTTGCCGATGAAAAGGCGATGGAACGTCTCTGTAACAAGTACCTTGACAATGTGATTGCTTATGTGAACAAAGAACGAATGATTCACCCAATCACAAATCAACCAATGGAACCAGATGAAAGGTTGATGAGAAGCATCGAAGAGAAGGCTGACATCCCAGAACAGGGTTGTGATGACTTCCGTCGATCATTGGCTGCGTTCATGGGAACTCAGAGCCGACGTGGCAAGGAATTCAAGTGGGACAGCAACGAAGAACTCAAGAGGGCTATTGAGGCCAAGGTCTTCGAGGACATCAAGGACACCATCAAGCTGTCCACGTTGACCAAAGAAGCTGCTGAACTTGACCCAGATCTGCAAGAAAAGATCGACGCCATCAAGACCAGATTGGTTAAGCAGTATGGCTACAATCTGCAATCAGCCACAGATGTTCTGGACTACGTTTCGAGTATCTTCGCTCGTGGCGATGTCTCTAAGTAACAGCTAGTTCAAATGGGCGGTGACAGATGACAGCAAAGTCTGTTGCCGCCCATATCTAGCAGAATCAAACGGCACAAGGAGACATAAAATGCCAAACAGAATTCAAGAAGATCACAAGAAATTCAGAGACGTAATTTCTGGTCGTACAAGAAAAGAACTCAAGCGTCTGATCAAATCAGGTGCGATCATTCGTCAACGCCCCAAGGGCGGCAAGATGACGGTTAGCATTCCGCAAATTGATATCCCGCACTTTTTGTTTGGTGATACTGGTAAGGGTGTTGGTAGAGGGCCGGGTAAAGATGGCGAGGTCATTGGAAAAGATCCTCAGCCCGGAAAAGGCAGCAAGCCCGGAGATCAGCCCGGAGAAGGTATCAACATCTCTGTTGATATGGAAGATGTTCTGCGGTTTATGCAGGAAGAACTTCAGCTTCCCAGAATGCGTCCAAAGCCGAATGAGACTTTTGAAGAAGTCAAAATTAAGTACAATGACATTTCAAAGAATGGACCTGAGTCACTGCGACATACTCGCCGCACGATGAAGGAAGCCATTAAGAGAATGGCTATTACTGGGGCTTTAGACCCTAAAGTTATTCCCGGTGCAAAACCATTGCCGAGATTGATTACGCCGATCAATTCAGATCTTCGTTACAGGCAATATCAAGAGATTAAAATTCCGACATCGAATGCTGTGATTTTCTTTGCCAGAGATTGCTCTGGATCAATGGATGATTACAGATGCGATATCGTTTCTGACATGGCATGGTGGATTGATTGCTGGATCAGAAGATTCTACAAGAAAGTTGATCGTTGTTATTTTGTACACGATACAAGAGCTTGGGAAGTTAATGAAGAAGAATTCTACACCTATCGTTTTGGTGGCGGAACACAATGTTCTTCAGCTTTCAAGGCAGTTGCAGAACAATTAGAGAACAGATATCCTCCGCAAGCTTATAACGTGTACTTGTTCTATTTCTCTGATGGAGACAATTGGGGCGGTGACAACGAGAGAATGCTTGAAATCATTCAAGAAGAACTTGGTCCAACTAAAGTAAACATGATTGGTATATCTCAAGTTTGTTCTTGGAGATATGAGGATAGCGTTAAGCATTTCTTTGATAAATCAATCAAAGAAGGCAAGCTTTCTGATTATGTGAGAACGGCGTATGTCGGTCCAGAGGAAGCAAAGGGCGAAAATTTTGGTTTTGGCAACTGGGGTTATGCTCCAGATATGACAGAGGAAGATCGCAATAGACAAATCATTGAAGCGATCAAATCTTTGTTAGGTAAAGAACAACAAATTGCTATTATGGAGAGTGCATGAAATACAAACTGACAAAAAATGGTCCGATGATATTCCCACAGAATGATGCTTACATCGGTCGTGCGTTGGATTATTACGGAGAAGCTCATCAACTTGAGATCGACTTCCTTGAAAAACTTGTTTCTCCGGGAGACTCTGTAATTGACATCGGGGCTAACATTGGAATCATTACTATTCCATTGGCTAAGAAGGTCGGGAAAGAAGGATATGTGTTGGCTTTAGAGGCACAATCAATGTTGTTTTATACATTGTGCGGAAACGTGGCCTTGAATAATTTGACACATGTTCAATGTTTCAACAGAGCCGCTTCTGACAAGACAGGATCTGTTTTGTACTATCCACATTTTGATTTTTCAAGGGTTGGAAACTTTGGCGGCCTCAAGTTGGTTGGGTTGTTGAATTCTAAGGATGCACAAGGAAATGTTTGCAGCAACCCGGTTACTGCAATTGCGATTGATGAACTTGGAATATCCAATCCAAAACTTGTAAAGATTGACGTGGAAGGAATGGAGCCTGTTGTATTGAATGGAATGAGGAAGACAATCAAGAGGGCTAAGCCAATTCTGTATGTAGAATTTACACAAAATTGGAGGCACATTTTGAATTTCTTGAAATCTGTGGATTATGAGTGGGCTTTACATGAAACTCCCTTGTTCAATCCAAGCAATCACAATGGCATGACAGACGATATCATGAGGCATCCAGAGACCAAACTTCCACTCGTGTCTGGAGATTTGGTTTGTTGGCACAAATCTTGTAAACCAGAGAATTTGCAAGACCCTTATATTGTGGATTTGGACAATAGCGATAACCCAAGACACATTGAAATGAGAAACATAAGAGATGACAAACAGCCAGAACTTGCAGTCGAGTCTGATTAGCCAATCATTGGCTATGGCTTACAACTACATTAACACAGGGAGACCAAATAAAGCTGTTGAGATGCTTGGTGTGGTACAAAGGATAGAGCCCGAGAACCCCTTAGTCCCTAAATTTTTCCAGTTGATTGCGGCAAACAATGGGCTCTGTAGTCAACCGGAACTTGCCGAGTTCGGAAATTTATGGGGCGGCGAAAACCTCGATGGTGCAACCATCGAGGTTTTTTGCGATCAAGGCATGGGAGATACCGTCAACATGCTGAGGTATCTCTACATCATGAAAGAGAGATGGTCCTGTAAAATCATTTTGAATTGCTATGCCTACTTTGAACAATTCAAAAGATTGATCGAAGAAGTTGATTACATAGATGAATTTGTTAGGTTTCACAAGCAATGTGATTACCATACGAACATCTTTAGTTTGCCTGCGATATTGTACAAGGTTGATCTACCTGTTTATTATCCGGCTCACTTTTCTTTGATTATGGAGAAAGTCGTTCCGTCTCAACCAAAGCTGACAGCACATTCAACCTTTTCTACATGTCGTGATGTGATAGAAAGAGTTTTTGAAAAACCAGCAATTGGAGTGGCGTGGAGATCTAATCCAGACAATATTCTGTCACTGACAAAAAGCGTTCCGACGAACATCATTGAACAGTTAGTGTCTGATAGTTATGATCTATATTCGTTAGATCCAAATGAATGTCCAGCATTCATGAAGAAGTTAGAATTGCGTGATTTGTATGACACAACTGCTGCCATAAATTGCCTTCAACATATTGTGTCTGTTGATACAGTAGTGTTGCATTTAGCTGGGGCTGTTGGCGTTCCAACATTTGGATTGATTCCAGATGATTGTGACCCTCGTTGGGGAACAGAAGAAAAGACCGTTTGGTATCCTTCTGTAAAATTGGCAAGACAGCAGGCTGATTGGGCGAAAGCTGTAAAGAGCGTTAAAGAAGCTCTTGAGTCTTTGGTTCAGATATAGTAGAATGAGTTCTGAAGGAGATTGTTATGGCAAAAGTTTCTAAAATGATGAGTGGATCACCAATTTTGTGCGGTGATAATACTATTCCCGGACTAAAGATTCATAAAGAAGTTCTGGAAGTCATGCCGCAGATTGAGGCGGCTTGTAAAGGGATGGGGCTAGAATACTACCCAATCATTGTTGAATTCGTCAGATATGACGAAATGGCAGAACTCGCCAGCTATGGCGGATTTCCTGTAAGATACCCGCATTGGAAATGGGGTATGGAATATGAGGAATTAGCCAGAGGATACGAATACAATCAGTATCGTATTTCAGAAATGGTGATTAACACAAATCCATGTTACATCTATTGCATGGATTCAAATACTCTTGTTGACAATGTGGATGTTATTGCACATGCCATTGGTCACAATGACTTCTTTAAGAACAACATTTTCTTCGAGCCAACTGATGAAAATATGATGAACAAGTTGGCCAACCATGGGACCAGAATCAGAAAATACATGTCTCGATGGGGCTATGAAATTGTTACAGAATTCATTGACCATGTGTTGAGAATTGAAACTTTGATTGATCCACAGCACGCTTGGAAAAAGAAAACCATCAAGAATGCTGTTGTAAAAGATGAGAGAAATTATCATTTTCCAGAACGCATAAGATCTACTCACAATTACATGGACGAGTGGGTCAATACCAAGGAATTCATTGATGATCAACACGATGAGATCGAAAAGAAAGAAGCTGCTGAATTCTTGGGTGTATTTGAGAGGCCAGAAAAAGACATCATGGGGTTCCTCAAAGATAATGCTCCTCTGAAGGCTTGGCAGCAAGACATCATCAGCATGTTGTATGAAGAGTCGATGTACTTCCAGCCGCAGCGTCAAACCAAGATGCTTAATGAAGGCTGGGCAAGTTATGTGGACTTCCATTTAATGTGCCGAGAAGGTCTCTGTAATTTAGGACAGAAAAAAGAAGGTGACGGAATTTGGCATTACGCCGATCACAAATGGAGAGTGCTTGGCGGCAAGTACAGCATGAATCCATACAAGATGGGATTTGAGATTCTGCTTGATATTGAAGAACGCTGGAATAAGGGGTGCTTCGGCAGAGAATACAACGAATGCCGTGACATCAAAGAGAAAGAAATGTGGAACAAGAATCTTGGTCTTGGAAAAGAAAAGGTTTTTGAAGTTCGCAAATATTACAACGACTATACTGCGATCCAAGAATTCTTCACTCCAGAACTATGTGAGAAGAAACAGTTCTTTGAATGGCGTCGGTTCCCCAATGGAGAGTACAAGATTGTCAATCGAGACTTCAAGACAATCAAGAGTAAGTTGTTGAAGAGATATTTGAATGGTGGTTTGCCGGATATCAGATTGACGGACCCCAATCACTTGGGCAAAGGTTGGCTCTTCATCAAGCACATGTGGGATGGTCGTCCTCTGGAAGAGAAATATGCCAGAGAAACAATCATTTCCTTGTTCAAGTTGTGGCAGAACACAATTGTTCTGTCAACTCAAACAATGGAAGATCAAGAGTTCGTCTACATTTGTGATGGGATGAATCCAGACAAGGATGTTCACACAGTAACCAGAGAAAATTACGAAAAGGAGTTCATGCGATGATAGTCACCAAGAAAGTCAGAAAAGAACAAGAAGCCAAAGCTCTTCGAGAGAAGATGATCCAACATTTGGAATCTGCTGGATGGCAAAAATGTGAAGGACATGATGCTTGGAAAAGGCGTCATTGGAAAGAGGCCATTCTTAATCATAAATGGGAAATGACATTTGGAGAATGGGAACCACAAATTGTGGGTCGTCAAAGTGTCTGGGAACTTGTTGAGAAGCGTCGAGAGTTGGACCCAGAAGGGTTTTTTGTTGCCAGACTTAAGGATGCTTATAAACAACAACTTAAGTTTGATGCACTTGCTGCATAAAGAAAAAGCCTCGCTGATTCAGCGAGGCTTTTTTGTTTATTGATGGGCAAGTTGATCTAAACCTTGCCAAATGCGATGTAGCTTATCGTAGTAGGCGAGATAGATTTGTTGATATTCCTCAAATCCACGCTCTCCCTGACTTGGCATTCTTGGCCGAATGACATTTCCTTGACGATTGTCATAGATGCCTAGACTTTTATCTCTGATTTCCTGAAAGAACTGCATTGCCATATCTTGCATTCTTCTGATGATTTGTGTGGCTTGTGGATGCCCGGCAGCTTTCTTTAGGCCCCATTGCAATCCATCAGCAAGAACTTTAGTTGGATCGGAACGCATGTTGGCCATTGCGTTTTTAATGCTTTCACGGGCACTATAAAGGTCTGGGCCTTGTTGATCTGGAGTTCCAAATTCTTCATTAACCTTGCATTGAAGCCATCATTTCTATCCTTGTCCGAATGTTCCGGGTCCGGCCATTTGGGAGCCGTTGGTCGGAACCATGTTAGGGTGTTGTTGCATTGATTGAAGGTATTTCTGATCTCCAGTTGCCATTCCGAGGCCGGTATCTTCAGGCGATGGAGCTTTATTGTCCATCTTAACTTTGTCCCATTTTTCTTTGAGTTGGGACCATAGTTTCTTAAATTCGTTGGATTTGCTACCTTCATCTGTTTCTTGTGGCAAAACCTTTTCAAGATGTTCAATTCCAGCATCTATGGCTGAGACTCGATCAACATCTTTGGCTAGTTTTGGCTCTTGAGCGTCAACTTGTGGCTGCATGTTAGTACGCTTAACCTCGTCCGATGCAGGTGCTTCACTGCCACGGTTGGTCATTAGTTCTGGGGACATTCCACCCATGCTCATTTCTTGGTCTTCGATCCACGTCTTAAAGCTCATAATGTATCTATTTACCTTGAGTTCAATTTTGGTTACAGTGTGGTTCTCTTAAACTATCCATGAAAGGATAACCATGCCACAACAAACCGCATTTCAAGACCAACATTTCAATGTTCGTCTGAAAGAATCAGATATTTGGACCAAGCAACTTGTGGAGTTTCTTAAAGAAACAGGCCATTTTGAAGATTATAGAAAGGCAACTCGTGAAGAAGACGAGAAATTGTTAATTGATTATTGGGTCAAGTATTCGTATAGAAAAGATTTTGTGCCTGTCGGCTTCAAACTGAGAGTTGAACATTCAAAAAGAGATATTCCAGTGCTTTTCAGTCAGCCATTTCATGGGGTTGATAATGAAGCCACGGTTTCTGGAAGAGACTTCAGATGTCTTCAACAAAGTGTTGAGGAGTATTATGTCGGCGTAAAAAATGAATCCGATCAATACCGTGAAGTTTACAGAATTTCCAAAAACAAACTTTTGCCTCATGTTCAATCGGTCATCAAATCTTGGCAGTCAGAGACAGAAGATTATGGAAGCTTCATTCCATACAGCAAGATGACAACCGAGAGGAACAGAGCACTGCTTAATAAAGCAAATGGGTTCAAGAAAGTTCAAACTCTTTGGAGATATGAAGGTACAGAGATTTGGTGGCAGAAGAATGCTGATCGAGTGGAGAAGTCTCCAAAAATCAATCTGTACGTTCCCGAAAACTTTAAGCAAGAAAGTTTCCTGATCGACGATCTTCAGTACGATAAGATTGTTGAAGGATACAATCGAGACAAAGCGGCAGAGAATCTGGCTAGACAAACGCAAGTTGCTTAAAGTAAACTGTTGTTTTTGGCGATCATGATTGTAGGAGACTTACCATGAACGACGCACAACAACTGTTAATTCCAGAGAAGATCAAAGTTGGCTTTCAGGCAAGAGAAGGCACGTATACCAAGAAACTGGCGTATGTGATCTACTACGACCAAAAAGGTGTTCTCAGGAAGGAAAAGTCATGGGAAGGCTGGCGTGACAAGAATATCGCCGCTGAAGAGTTCAAAAATGAACCAACAGAAGGTTTCGTTCTCAATAAGAAAGTTGGCGGCTACAAGAGTCATTGGAACTTTCGAGATGCCCACGTTAGGGTCTATGACCCTCGTGGGTTTGAGTTCGAAATTTCTGTACCAAACTTGCTGTTCATTCTTAGAGAATGTGATTGCAGTCGTGGCAAGGGTCTTGAAGGTAAATTTGTTTACGCTTGGGAAGGCACAGAACTTGTGTTGCTTCCAGTGTGTTCTGTGGACTACAAGCATTCTACAGATTACACAAATTTGCAATCTTGCAAAGTGAAGGCAAAGGAATTGATTCCCGGTGCTTCTTACAGAACAAAGAAGCAAGATGTCTATGTCTATCTTGGAAAATTCATCAAGCATGTTGTTCATGGAAGCGGCTCTTGGGAAAAAGAGAAGACAGGGCCACGACAACTATTCTGGGACGGAAAGAACTTTGTCTTTTTAACCAGCATGGCGACAATTGCAACGCTTCATTCTGATACAATTTCTCCAGATTTTGCAGAACTCGTTGACAAGTACAACAAGTCTGTTCATGGAAGCAAACCAATTAGACTTTTTAAAAAGAGCTTGAACCTGTT